TTAATATAACGATTGTGGATACATCGCTTCTCCGTAAAGAGACCCCATACTTTCTATTTGATTATTCGCGTCAAGAACAACCGTACCATATCTTACCGTATCGTAATAAAACATACTATACTGGATAACATAAAAATAGATTTTGGGGGCTAAATAAACATAATAAAAGGTAGATGGGGTTGATTGAGCCAGATCCTGTCTTGTGCAAGATGCCGTATTGTAGCTAAAAAAGTCTTTTCTCCACATTTGACCACCATATTTAAACGCATATTGCGCCAAATAGGATTTTCCTGCCAAAGCGTGAGTCTTGACGCACGGAGTGTCAATAGCCTTATTAAATTTAGCCTTAACAGTTTTCTCTTCCGTCCAACGGTCTTTGTATGTAATGGTAACAGTTAGAGCGTCATTTGTTATATCGTTTACAACATATTTTGTTGTATTTGCGAAATAAGTGTTGTGTACAAGGATTGTGTCACCATTAATTGTATAGTCGCCATCATCAATAAACGTATTAGATAATAGCGCAGAGTTATATCCGTTTGCCGAGAATGACACAAAACAATCGCTGCCATTTCTCCACACTCCTACAATATTGCCATTTTTTATTTTATAGGACGGGGTTTGAGGAACGGTACTACCGCTATCATCATCATCACCACACGCAGATAACATAAATATGGATGCTACAAACGCAAAGACTGGAAGCATAGAAAATCTCTTTTTCATAATTCTGTTATTTTGTTTATAATAGGGTTTAATTGGTGGCAGGGGTAAACCTGCCGTTTTGACTAATTGTCGGATGTTGGAGGTATGAGCAAACTTGCGTCTACTTTGGCGAACTCAATGATATTGTATATGTTCAACCATTGATAGGCGAAGTCCTTGAGGGGTGTGCTCTCCTCTATCGCCATTTTCACCAAATCGAAGTCATCAGGACACAGGTCTTCGTATATTCCGTACGGGGACAATGCGTCGGAGTAGTCTATTTCAAGCCACTCCAAACGAGTCAGAAACTTGTCGTAGGTATCAATCTTTCCGTTGGCGGCATTGATATAGAGGTCGTAGACCCGCTTTGCGAAGTCTTTGCGGATGCCGTCTATCTGCTCTTGTTCCTTGTTGTTGGGCATTTCATATCGCTTGACCGTGTTGCGTAGGGCTTGGTTAGTTGTAGTCTCCGAAGAGACTGTTTGGCTTAGGTGAGGGTTACATCGTAACAAGATAGATACTTGCTTCCACTGTATTTGTGCTTTCGGCTTACGATAAAGCCAGCCATCTTCAATAAAGCCACCGCATTGGCTGCGTATGGCTCGTCCACGAAAATTACAGGCTTTTCCGCGTAAGTAATCCCATTAACGTCCGTATGTCCGCCCTTATATACTTGTTCTGTGCCGGCATTTCTGTATTCAAAGAAATAATAGCGCCCGTCATCGGTTTCGAGTTCCCCTCCGAGTTCTTCCAGTGCTTTTGCCGCCTTGTTGTTTTCAATAACTGTTACGCCCGTGGAACGTTCATAGTAGACGTGCCAGTCGGGTGCGTGCAACATTACTTTTTCTGGCATGGAAAAGCCACTTTGCGGCGGGTCGGGCAATTCCACAAAGCGTAACGGAATAACCGGCAATTTTGCTGATACATCATTGTTGCGAAAGAACTCCACGACTGCGTTCTGAAATCCCGCCGTGTCGAACGGTGGCGCTTTGAACCCTTTCTCCTTGAGAATGTCCTGCGCTCTTACAAATTTTGTTACTGCCATAATTTAATCTATTTTATTGGTTAATAGCGACCTCTACAATACGAGGTCGTTAAGGCAAACATTGCTGATTGGTTTGTGATTGGTTTGCGATTGGTTTATAATGCAAAGGTAGTGATTTTATCGCTATTTCACGAACAAATGCAGCACTTTTTAAAGTAATGACGTGCCTGTAGCCGTGTTGCGTGACTGTAAGGATTTGATATGTACCGGCTGAGAAATCGGCAGGGAGCCAGGTGTCAACCTGGTGGACGGCGGATGATACGAAACCGGTATCATTAAACTAGGCTGCACGGCACGTCATAAGGAACCGCAAAATTCCGTTGGTTGTATTGTGGGCACGATTGGAGACGGGTGCATTGCTGTAGGTGTTTGATTTAGCCCAGTAGTGGGGCTGGGATATAAACGTTGTCTCCCCATCGTGCCCGATTTAGGCTTGCAATAGTTTGTCTTCCACAAGGAGCGTGGCGCATGGCTGTAAGATTTTGGTCGAACTCAAGCAAGCACGCGGCGAGCGAGATGGTGATAACCATCCAAGCGCCGCGTGTAAGCTTGGTGTAGCAAATATACTCCTTCGGGGAAGACGAACGTCTGCGCTGACGTGAGTGGGCTTGAACGATGGCTGTGGCACATGGCTGCAAACGAGTGATGTAGGTCAGGTTTCTCGATGACGACGCTGTTTGTTCGCACAGACGTCGTCATCGTTAGCAACCTGAGCGCTAAACGGATGCCATTCTTCAAGCCGAGGGCGGTGTGCACCGCCTTGCACAGGCATTACGCCGTGGAACATTTCTGTAAGGTCGTGATTGTACCAGCCTTTAGGATTCGGGATACGCTCTGGATTGTCCAGAGACATCCCGAATCTATGAGGCGGGTATATAAATGTGGCGTCCTGCTCTGCGCAGTTCCGTGTTCTCGGAAATTCATATTTGGTTTTGGTTGTGGATGCAGCGTTTGGGCTGCATCCGTTTTTAGGCGTTTGTCAGAGATTGGCTACAAGTGTGTCGTATGCAGCTCGCGAGGTCAGCAATGCGTTGCGCATGAGACCGAGTGACATGAAGCCGTCAATACGCTCGGGTGTCTTAGTTCTGTTAGTTGTGACATTCTTTCCTCGTCCTCGTGAGATACATCCCACCTTCTGTTCCTTGGCAAAGCCAAGACCTCCGATGCGTCGCTTGCCGGTTGCGGTAGCACGCAGAGCGTCAAGAATGAACGTAGACAGCGTGTCGATGTCCTCCTTTACGTTGATTATCGGGAGAACCTGCGTAGCCCATGAGTGACCGTCATAACCCTTGTAGAGGTATCGGTTAATCATGTTTACCGATGTCGTGAGCGTTGCACCCCGTCTACAGCACGAACGCGACTCTATCTCCTTCTGAAACGTCTTGATGCGTGTAGAGGAAAGCGATATGCTGCTGCCCTTGATTGAATAGCCGAGGAACTTGAACCAATGGTTTGCGTCAAGATACTCCACCTTCTTCGGGTTGAGCTTCATCTGCATATTGCCAAGCTCCTCGGTAAGGATGTGCATCGCCTTAACGTAGTCACTACCGACATAAAGCATATCGTCGGAGTAGCGGGCGTAATAGCCTTCGAGCTGCGATAGTTTCTCGTCGATATGATACAGGATTACGTCTGCGAGCCACGAGGCTACGGAGCAACCCTGCTTCAACGACTGGTACTTCTCGTGCAGCTCACCTTCGGAAGTGAAGTACAGGTCGGAGTGATAGTAGTCGCGAAGGACATCTATCAGAGCCGAGTGTCCGTACTTTTCCTCCACCTTGTCAAAAGCTGCGTCAACGAACTCCAACGGAACACTGTCAAAATACTTCGACAGATCGGACTTGAAGCCGAGCACATCGGGGGTCTGCAACGCACACATACGGCGTGAAACCTCCTGTACCACCTTACCGCAGCCGATACCTTTCTGATACGAGCGACAGCTCGGATGAACCATCTCGGGCATAAGCTCGAAGAGAAGGTCGTTGGCGATGGAGAGCAACACTCGGTCGGCAGGCTCGTTCACATATACAGTACGGAACTCGCCGTTATCTTTCGGTATCTGCGCTGTATGTGGCGGCATTATCTTGTACTTGCCGTCACGGATGCGCTGATACATGAGTGCGCGCGCCTCGGGTTTGGTGAGCTTATAGAGCACGCCCTTGGATATGTCCTTGACAACACCTTTGGCGATTGCATACTGCCAGCGTTCGGGGGCGAAAAACATCTCTAAAATCTTATCTTCTTTCATAATTCTATTGTTATTTAATGGTTTGTAAATAAGTCAAGCGGTTACGATGTGTAACCACTTGTGGTTTAGGCTGCGGAACGTGTCTTGTACTCCACGATGGCGGCGAACGAACCGAAGCCGTTGCGCCATCTTGATTTCTCGTACTTCCATCCGTTTTCGCGAAGATACTTACGGCAGGCATAGCGTGACATAGGCATTGATTTGTCCAACGCTGCGTTCACACCCTCGTACTCGAAGGTGTAGAAAACAATTCTGTACTTCATAGGCTTAATTTAAGATGTGAGGAAGATTCCATGCTTTGTTATGGTATGCGATACGAAGTTCGCAGAGGCTCTTTGTCCTGTATTTTCCGTGACACACGAACGATGAGAAAGCCTGTTTCTGTCTGTCCCATACGCACCACCACGTTTTGCCGTCAAGAGCAACACGCTTGGCGGGCTTGAACCTTTCCTTGTCTGTTAGTTTATACATAATTCCTTAATTTTGGTTGATAGACTATCCGCTGCTGCTGAACAACGGATAGGTTTAGGCTTGTCTGCGGCTCACGGACGGGTGCCTGTCTGTAAGCGTGTGATTTCAAAGCTTTGCAAGGAAGGTCCCTGACCGATGGGTAAGGGACCTTCTTCTGCGAAGCTTTCATAAATGATGCCGAGCCACCGCAGACGGAACGGCAATTCCTTCTTAGCTGCGGATTACTTCTTAGATGCAGGCTGTTTCTTCCACTCGGCAATCTTCTTTTCGACAGAGATGCCAGAGTCCTTGATGAGCTGCTTCATTGCACCGAGGAGTTCCCAACCTTCGAGGTTCGAGGCGAGATTTTCCATGCGTGCGAGCGACTGCTTTCCCGTGGTGCAGCCATTGAAGCGTGCGCCGTGGAACAGGATGAGGTTCTTCATCGTGAAGTACGCACCAGAACCCTTGTAGGCATCGGTGAACGCCTTTGACTGCTTGGTCTGCCAACGGAGATTGTGACGGTCACGGTTGAATGCTGCGACAGCCTTGTAGAGCTGATATGCGGACTTGGAGTCGCCGATTGCTCTGATAGCCCATGCAATCGGAGCGAACACCACGTTCTCAATCTCGTCAGAGAACACATTCTTGCCGAAGATGCGCTTGTAGAGGCGACCACGGTATTTGCGTTCCTTGATTTCCCCAACAACCTTGCGGAGGTGGTCGAGGTAGTCCTCTGCCATTTCAGTCACAACGTCCCTGTTGAACCAGCGGTTGCGCTCGCCAAACGACTCTGTGTCGCCGTGCTTGAACATCTTATACTGCGCAAGCAACTCCTGCTCCACCATCTTCCACGAATACTCGTATCCGCGGTTCTGCAAGACCTCCGTGAAGTTGGGAGCATCCCACTTGCCCTCGTTCATCTCTCGGAGCATGTGGAACATCTGTGCCATAACCCAACGGCGATAGAGCTTGCCGTGTGCGATGTAGCGTCCTTCCATGATGCGAGAGAAAACGGGGTCGTCGTCAAGTACCTGTGTCGGAACGCCGTCCTTGACACGGACAATCATCTCTTCGCCCATAGGGAAGTAGTTGGAAACATCCACGCCCGCAGCCTTGAGAGCTTCGATACGTGCCTGTGCCGACTTCTTGTTGGGCTTCGACTGACTTGCGCCGTTAGCGTTTGCTACCTCGTTGATAGTGAACTCACCTGAAATCATTACATTTCTTTTCATAATTCTTTTGTTTTTAATGTTAAATAATGTTGGTTAAAAATGTGAGTGAGATTTGCATCCCACTCTGATTTAGGCGGTTTATAGCAAATGCTATCAAATGCTACGATTTGCTTGGTTCAACCCATGAGCGCAGGATAATCAAGTCCTTGTCGTTGGGAGATTGGTAGAACCAGCTGCCCCACTCCTCGTGCCATTTTAACGCTCCAATCATAATCATTGCAAGTAAGAACGATTCAAGCTCGTAGCGTGCGAACTCGCGCGGCACTCCGTACATCATATCCTCGTCGGATAGCTCGTCCTCTCGTAATGCCTTGAAGTATCTGCGCCGGTGCGACTCCGAACGCTCTGATGGTATCGAGTGCTTGTAGTCGCGATAGCGGAGTTCAAGAGATTTGAACATCTTTTCCTCGGGGAAATCTTCTTTGTGCCAGCATCCGAGCGGAAGCTCATGCTTTCCGTCCTTTATCAGATACTTGCCGTTTACGGACAGCGAACGCTTTTCAAGATTAATGTAAAACTTTGCTCCGTTGTAGACCATTTCCCCTGCATCTTCAATAATTCTATTCATATTTTTCGTATTTTTTTTGGTTAATAAATGTGGCGTGCCGAAGACCTCGGCGCATATCTGTACGATGCTGATGTGAAACAGTCGTGAGATCACGAGTTGACTCGCGTCAGTGGGAAGACTCGTGATCATCACTACTGTTGAAATGAATTTGGTCTTCCGGCACGCCTTTTTAGGCTGCGCTGCCGTAGGTTAGCTCATTGAGCAAAAGAAGTCGTCAGACGTGAAACACACGCCTCCGTATTCCTCTTCCACCTGCTCGTCAGACACAAGCTCGTCAGCAATGACAAGCTCTCCGTATGACGGCTCGTAGCCGAGGATGGCTTCAAGCATGGTGGATTTTAACTCTACAAGTTGTTCTCTCTATAGTTCTGATACATACATAATTCTTAAAGTTTTGGTTGATGTGCCGTCTTCAGACGGCTTTTAGGCTGTTTACCAAAGATATTCTGATAGGGTATCTATCATTAGCTTGGTTACGCAGTCATCATCTATGTCGCTGACGTATTTGTTTACGTCACATCCATAGAGTTCTTCCCCTTCTTCGACTGCTTGCAATGCCTGTCTTGGAATGTCTCTTATAACGAAATCCAAATCAGCCTTTGTCTCGCAATCGTCAATGATACCATCTGGAATGTTGAGAAGCACGTTGTCTTTCTCATCAACGAGATGCCATTCATATTGTCCTGGAATAAATCTTACGTTGTTCATAATTCTTATGTTTTGGTTAATGTGCGCAGTTCTTAGCTGCGCTTTTTAGGCTAATCCACGTGCTCGTAGATGTGGCGCATGGCATCAATAGTTCGATAGTAGTCCTGCTCGTCATCGACTTCTATCTCGTCGTCGACATAATCTTTGGAGGTAAGTTTTATTTCGTCTGCATGATACTTTTCAGTAACTTTATTTTCTGCCTCCTCTACGCTATTCGCTTCTACGCTCACAATCTTATTGAGCGTTTCTGTAATTGATACATAATACTTCATAATTTCTATAATTTGGTTCGTTGTGAGGAGGCTGGCTCCTCTGTTTGGGCTAATCCCGAAGATGATACTTCCATCGCAATGCTTTCGTGAGGGAGTTCACGACCTTAAAGGGAAGTTTGTAAAACCACCGACCCATGTTGTTCAGCTGGATTGCATACTCCTTGTCAATTCTCTGAAAGCCACGCTCACCGCTATTGTCGATGGTGTAGCAGAAATACTTGTTGTCTTTCATAATCACAATAATTTGTTTTTTGTGAGGGAGATATGTCTCCCTCGATTTAGGCTGCGCTATAAATATAGCCCTCGCACTTTGTGCCGTCTTCGTAGTAGTAATCTTCTCGTACCGACAGTTCTTCTCGTACCGATTCGTCGCTCGCCCGATACTCATACTCCTTGTAAAGAGTATTGAAAAGACTATCATAGCATCTCTCCATGACATCACGGAACGTGAGGCTACGGTATTCGGGGCGTGCCCAGTTGCGGTAATAGTCAAACAACGGCTCAAGAACATCGCAGTCGTAGCATACGCCGGTCAACGGACAGCCGTCAAAACTCTCCATCAAAACCTTGCTGCGACGTGACTTGTAAGTGTATTTGCCGTTTTTGTCGTACTTGCCGCAGGTTGAGTAGTACTTTCCACGTATCAGGTACGGCATGATTTCGTTGCTGATGTAACGGACAACAGTTTTCCGCTTAGGTCTTCAAGGTCGAACCCCTCAAATGCCAGCTTGTCACTGCAAACTCTACCGAAGTTGTAGCCACAATAGCCGACGTCGTAACATGTTACGCGAGAGTCGGTTATACGCTCAAATTCTTTAAGCGTATCATCGAACTCCATTATGCTACATTCCATAGCATTATCCATAACATCCCAGCGTTCACGCTCGATAATCTTGTCTTGTACCTCCTTCGACAATTCGTCAAAGGAGTACACCTTAATCGTTAGCTCTTTCATATTCAATTCTTTTATAGGGTTAATATTGTTCCGTTGTCGGTGTCGCTCCGATTGTGGTTTCTTTCCCCAACGGATAAGCCATGTTACTCTGACTCATTGTAGTAGCAGCGCACTTCGCCCGCCTCCTTTGCGAGGAGAGGGAGTATCTTCAGTGCGTTCTTGTTGCATACGTTCAGCTCGATGCTCACCACCTCGTCGTAGAACATCTTGAACTCGTTCTCTTTAATGATGCCGAGGTGTCTTTAGTCCGTAATGAAATTGTAGAGCTGGTATGAGTCTTTGTCCTCACTGATGAATATCGCAAGAGCGTTGCCGCCGTAGATGCCAATCTCGTACTTTCTCTCGTTCTGAGAGATGATTGCCTTGCCCATCTTGTCAGTCCATTTCCATTGTAATGCCATAATTCTTCTGTTTGTTGGTTAATCGTACCTCCCAAAAGGGAGGCAGTTTAGGCGATAGCCTGTTCTTCTTCGCGCATGTACACAATCTCAGAAAGCCAGTTGCTGAAATTGTACTTGATGTTGTATGTACCGAAGGCATCGAAAAACCAATCTTCAAGATATGCTCTATCCTCTTTAGCTCGCTCGCTGTCTTCTGCGGAATCCAAACGAGCAACCATTTGAGGAAACAGACGGAAGTAATCATCTCCGGCATACTCAGAAGACCAACGTGTACCCGTAATATGAGCGGGATAATCGTCCTCGATGTCTGCGAAATTTCCAGGCATACTATGATTGTTCATGTGAAGATATTTCTTCATGTCTCTATTTGATTCAAGAGCAAAATCCCGCGCAAGAGACTGGATATTCTTGCCGTACAAATCGGCAATGTATTCCTCTATATCCTCTGGATTGTCGCAGTCTTCAAGACACTCACGATAAAGAGCTTCTATCGTTTTAGCGAAACTGAAAACACCGATGTAGTCGGCTACCTTCTCGACAACCTCGCCTTTGTTGTTCATAACAACTTCTACAATATTCTTTTCCATAATTCTTTGTTTTTAGGTTATACTTGCACTCTCCACAAGGGAGAGTCTTTTAGGCTTATAAAAACCACAACGGAATGAACTTCGCAATATTTTTAGCTTTTCTGCGGTCTCTTCTGCGCCTTTCTTCGTAAGCGCTTCCGTTGACGCACTGGTCGGCTGACCGCTGAAACATTGCACCTACAGCCCAATAGGCTGGAGTGTAATCCTGCGGAACTTTATCCAAGTCAATGCAGCCAGAGTCGAGTATTTGGTTGATACACTTGTTAAACTCCTCTACGTTTCTGTAGTTGCGAACAACATGGTTGCACTTTTCGATAAATTCTTCTCTCGTCATAATCATAAAATTTGGTTAATAGAAATCCCCACCCGTGGGAGTGAGGATTGGTTTGGCTACAGCAGCTGGCTTGCTTTTGCTGCATTCTCGCAGTTGGTAGTCGTGGAAACTCCCTTCCACATCGTTCCGAAATGATCTACGCAAAGAATCCACAAGTCGAGCTTGTCTGAGTAAGAGAAGATAAGGTCAGGGAAATTCTTCTGCATCCATTCCTTATCTTCGCCGCTCATGTTAGTGAGAAACCACTGGAATATCTCGATTCCGTCCCTGCCGTCTTCATTGTCATTTGTCCACTCTGGATACTCGATATTCTCAATTACTGATTCGTCATTCTCCACAATATTGTTGCAGAGGATAAACGCATTTCCAAGCCAGTGTACGGCTGTGTAATAATCTGTTATCATAATCATAATATTTAATGGGTTAAACGTCGTTCTGTGCAGATAGGCTGCACAGATTTGTTGAGGCTCAATAACCACGATACAGGATTCTCTTGACAAGCGGATATTCATAACCTCCGTCCTGTCCTACGCAGTAGGTAAAGCTCGGCTTGTTGCCACGCAGCTCAACCCACAGACGGGAAAGTATGCCACAGTTCTCGATTATGCCGTACTTCATGTTGTGGAATACCTCGTCGTACTTTCTTTTCTGACAGCCCAGTGCTTGACAGAAGCCGTCAGACAGCTCACGCAGAGCGTTGTCGGTAAGCTCGAACGGACGCCATTTATAATGCTTATTATCGTAGATTTGTCCGCCTAAAAAGTCGCTCATTGTAAACTGCTGCTCGCCGTTTGCTCTAAGTAAGCCGGCGAGCGTCTTGTAAGTTCTTTTCTTCATAATCTTATTTTTGTTGGTTTGTAATTGTTCCTGCGTGCAATCGTCACGCAGGATTTTAAGGCATTAGCGACGGAAACGGCTCATATCCACGCCGTAAATCTTTGCAAGGCGCAGAATACCATTGGCGATGCGCTCAAACCATGTACGTACAAACTGCGAGGTTCTTGCGTCTGTTCTGCAATAACCCCACTCCGTGCCAACCTTGGCAATGTCATAGTTCGTAAAGGCTACGTTCACGGTAGAGCAAAGACCACTAATCCAGTATGTCAGTTTCTCCAGAGTAGACATTCTGCGCCTGTCGTTTTTGTAGATTTCATCGTAGAACATATCAAGCGCAAACTCAATGCGCTCCTTGTCAGACATAGACTCTACATCTACATCATCGGAAGAGATGGAGTCAAGGATGTAAGCATACATTTTGCCGTTCACTTTGTAATCTCGTGGGTTCTTTTTCATAATCCTAAAATTTTAAATGGTTGATAAAATGAACCCGTGACAAAACGTAACGGGTTGTTTAGGCTCAATCGTGATAAGCAATGGCTACAATCTCAACAATAGCGTCGTGAAAATCATTCTCAGATTTCGGATCATTGTAGTCGGTCATACGTGCGTTGTGCATCTTGCGAGCAGCAATCTTTGCCTTGTTTATCTGATACATCAACGAACGTTCAAAATTCTTGTCGCAATTTCTGTCTCTTAGCATAATTCAATGATTTAATTGGTTTGTATGTGCCTCCGAGGATGGAGGCTTTTTAGGTCGGTTCGTCCGTGCTGTACTTGAAGATAATATCACTGATACGCGTGTTCTCGTAGTAAAAGACAGTGGTGTGTAGCTTTGTGTTAGCATCAAGGGAATTTTCGTTGACACCGGTGCAGACGATTTCAAGCCATTGGATAATCCGTGACTTGATGTCCGAGCTGAGCGGATGGTCGAGAACTTCGAGGCGTACGGAACTTGAGCCGTATCTGTAACTTATCTTGACAACGTGACGATGGATAAATCCTATCAGCACGCCGTGTCCGTCGCAGCAATACGTATTATCGTCGAAAAGATCGTCGAAGAGAACGTCGCTACATAAGTCTTTCTCGTTGATAGGGCAGGGAAATTCTGTTTTCATAATTCTAAAATTTCATTGGGTAATAGTAGCGGAGAAATATCTCCGCTGTTTAGGCTATCTGCCGAAGTATTTGCGCTCGAAATCTTCGTAACTCTCGCAGTTGAAGACAACCGCAACGCATTTCAAACCACGGGCAATTAAACTCTGTTTGACTTCTTTTGTAAGTTGTTCGCCTGTGTACACCTCGAAAGGAGGGAACACGAAATAATTCTGTGTCATAAAAATTCTGTTTGGTTAATGGCAGACGGCACGAATTATCGTACCGCCCGATTTTAGGCTCTACGGCTCAATGCGTGAAAATACTGCGTAGGTATGTCTGCCTGTCTCGCTTTTCTTCATAAGCTCGGCAAACTTCACTGCGTCCTCACGGGTCGTAAACTCACGCACGACTCTCGGTGTAAAACTCGGGTAAAACTCAAGCACTACAAAATTTTTCTCTGTATTCATAATTATGTGATTTGGTTGGTTAATAGTTGGCAGCCAAACGGCTACCAGTTTAGGCTCTGAGTGTGCGGTGTGCGTTCACAAACGCAATGCAGGCGTTGCAGGCATCCTCGTTCTCTTTAGAGGAAAGAAATACAGCCAGAGTAAACGACCCAAGCGCTTTTCCATTGGAATACTCCTCGCTGACGTGAACAAAAACGCTTATGGAATGTAAATAACCGCCAGCACCCAAGCTTACGGACAGGGCAGGGTCGCCAATCGTTGAATACTGCAACTCCTGCAATTTTTTAAACAGCTCTTTTACGTGCTGCAACTCGCTTAATTGTTCTTGTGTCATAATTCTATAATTTAATTGATTAGATATTGTTGGCAGCGTTACACTGCCAGTTTAGGCTAATCGCTCACGTTGAAGAATAACAGCTCCTCGTCCTCGAATATATCAAGGCACAAATCGGGCTTGAGACAAGAGAAATAATAGAGCGTATCGCCACGCTTCTTGTACACGGCTATCCAAACGCCTGCGGGCAGCGTGCGGTTTTCGTTCGTTCCGTAAAACTCCTTTGTGTCTACGGACTCAAAGTGCACATGAATAAGCCACTGAGTGTTATCTAATCCCTCACGATTGATTGCGTCGAATACTTTGAATGTCTTTAATGTCATAATCATAAATTTATTGGTTAATAGTCCCTACGCAACTGCGTAGGATTTTAGGCGTTAGTCACTCCATCCACGTGCCGCCGTGAAACGTCAGGTTGTGTCCGTTCCACGTTCCGTGCCAGCGTCCATCTTTCAACTCCGTCACGTCTACATCTGCGTACAGCGACGAGCCGTCGCAGAGAATAATCATTTCTCTTTCTTCCATAATCCTAAAGTTTTTAGACAATGTAAGCCACGGTCAGAAATTTGCCGTCGTAACCAAGGAACTCAACGTGTGTGTAGATTTCCTGCATCTTTGCGAAAACTCTTTCCATAAACGCTGCACCTTTGCACTCAATTCTTCTTGTACTCATAATTTTGTAATTTAATTGGTTTGTAGAGGTAGCCAAACGGCTACCCTTTTTAGACTAATCTCGTTTTTCGAGGGCTACACTGACGAAATAAGGAAGACTCTCACATTTTACATCGTTCCATTCGCAGTTAACAACGGCACTCACATACTTGCTCTCCTGCTTGTGAATAAGATGGGTAATTGTACTTCTGCTTATAGTGGAAGATTTTTCCACCTCAAAACTGGCGTGAGCCATATTTCCGTCCTGTGAAAAATCAACAAGTCCCTGTCTTCTCGCTACTGCGACAATTCCGTGAAAAGCGTTGATAAAAACGTATTTCTCACCATCAAAATACACGTCGATGCGTGTGTGGTACTCTTGCGTCTTAAAGTATTCCATAATTCTAATTTTAGTTGTTAATGATGTGCGGACGCATCATTTGCGATACGTCCATTTTAGGCTTAGAAACAACGCGGACGAGAGCAATGACGTTCTATCTCCTTCGCTTTCCTGTCTGCTTTCGCAGCTCTCCGTGAATACTCACGCTCGTCAAGGTGTCTTCTCTCACACTCAGCTGAAATAACTCTCTTGTAGCTTGCCACAATCGCAGCAAGAAACATTCTGTCTCCGTTTGTCATAATTCTTTTGGTTTTGGTTGATAGAGCCACCCAAATAAGAGTGGCGTTTTGGCGTGAACTATTCGCTGACATTGAAGAAAAGAACTTCTTCTTTGTCGTTGATACTCAGATGTAAGTCAGGAGAGAGCTTGTCAATTAAACCCATCCTTTCATGGTTCCATTTGTAGACCGCTATCCACGCTCCCACAGGAAGCGTGTGACTTTCTCTCGTTCCGTAGAACTCTTTTGTGTCCACAGGGATGACGTGCCAATAGATATTCCACTGACCATTGTCAAGTCCTTCACATCTGATTGCTTCAATCAATAAAAATGTCTTGAACTTCATAATCCTTTGTCTTTAATTGGTTACTTATCGTACTGCCCGACTTGCAGGCAGTTTTTAAGGCTGAATTTTTCAGAACACAAAATCCACATAAACAAGGCGTGAACCTTTGAACTCGCTCCAATAATTCACATTGTCGTACTTGTACGCCTCGAATTTTTTGGAACTTCTGTTGTACTCGTCACGCACCCAAACGGGAGCGGACTCCGAATTTGCCAAGCGGAAAAACTCGTCACGCTTGACTCTGCGCATTTCTATCTGTCTCATAATTCTGTAAGGTTGATTTATCGTACTGCCCCACATCGCAGGGCAGCATTTAGGCTGAAAGTTTCCAAGCGCAATTATCGTACTAATCACTCTCCACATTGCAGCCGAACAGGAATTTTTCCAAGCGCAGCGTACTGCGGTACAGCTCAACGCAGAACCATCGACCATTTTTCGTACTCGTCCAGATGAACGTCACAAGAAGAGCGTAGAAAATTCCAAGCACATTCCCAATTATCGTACTGCTTACAAGCAACACACACGGGAGCAACTGGATAATTCCAAGCACAATTATCGTACTTGAATAGATAATCTGTCTTTTCTTCATAATCTTATAATTTTATTGGTTGGTATTGTTGGCAGCGCAATGCTGCCATGATTTTGGACGCTCGCTATTATACGATTGAGTAACCAAGACATAAAGCGTAAAATACTACATAGCACATGGTTGAGAAATAAATAAACTCTTTCATAATTCTTTTTTTTAATTGTTAATAAAATGGTTAATGGTGGCAGCCTGTCGGCTACCTTTTAGGCGTTAAACGAAAACACGATAGTACGCAAAGGTGAGAAGGAGCATATCCATTTTATTGTCAATGTTGATAGCGTGTGTTTCAACGCCTCCGCCTGATACTATCAGTTTGCCGTCCTCAATGTAAAGAAATGAGTATCCGTTCGCAGGCTTCAAAAAATGATGCTTGCCCTCGAACGTTTCCTTGCCATTCAGCGTTTCAAGGAAATAATTGTACATTGCTGTTGCTACGCTTTTTTCTTTCTCTTCCATAATTCAATAAATTTAGTTGGTTGATAATAGGAGCTGCGTGAATGTCACCACGCACGCAGCCATTGCCAAGGAGTCACGCTCTCTTTGCGTGTCCCAGAACGCTGCACCATATTGTACAGCGTACCCCTTTGGGCATTGTCGCCGTCTCATAGAGAACGGCAGCGAGTAACCGCCCAATTCCTCGCACGTTTTCACGAGATAATCCCGCACGTCGCACACACATTGTGTGCAGTTAGGCTCTACGTACAACCTTATGAACGTATTGCAGATTTTTTGGTAATACCTCACACGGAATAAGCAATAACTATCCGTGACGGCTGCTTTTTAACCAGAGCGCGCAGCCGTAACAAGCGCAGCACGTTAGGAACTCGTCCATGTGTGCCAAACGTAGAATATGAATTATGAATTATTTTTAATTTCTCGCAGTCCTCACGCCGGACTCGCACTGCTTCCTCAGTTTGCCGTCTGTCTTTCCGCTCTTCTCGTTTCGCTGCCTTCAGTCGTCGCACATCAAGCAGCCGCCTTGTCGGCTGCGCTGCTCTCTGCGCTAAGTCCGCCGTGTGTGGGTAGTGGCTATCTACCTGACACACGCCGCCCTGTCGGGTTATTCACCCGACCTGTGCCTGTGCAAGTGACAAACAAGAGAGTTTGTATTGCTGAAACAAAGGTTAGCGGAATTACAAACGGCTTCCTTCTGGTCGCTGCCGTAGGGCTATTATGTAATAATAGCGAGTATGTTAGACGCTATAAGCGGAGTCGAACCGCTTGAAATTTCCAAAATAGCGAGCACGAAAAAAGGTGCACCGAATAGCGGTGCACCCTGTTTCGTGTGTGTTGTGTGTTGTGTGTTACTTCTTGTCTGCCTGTTTCTTGTCTGCCTGTGCTGCCTCTTCTTCTACTGCTGCGAGTGCAGCACGTGCAGCAGCGAGTCTTTCCTGTAGGCTCTTTCTTTCTGTCTTCTTATCCTCGACCGCTTTAAGGCTCTTTTCGTAGTCCTTAACTGCTGCGAGCACATACGCTGCAAGTTGTGGCAAAGAAGACACAAAGGGCGTGTTTATTTCCCTGTTAGTTTTAAACCACTTTGCAAAACCACTCAAGCCCCGTGTGTGTGCCACCGCCTCAACGGCAAAAGATATTGCGACGTTTGCACATCCGCTAAACTCATCATTAAGCCAAAGGCAATAATTCACTGCGTTGTCGTAGGCTTGTTTAGCTTTCGTGTACTCCTTATATAAAGAGTACAGGGAGTCGTAAGCCGTTGGGCGGTCTGTGTCTTTTTTCGCTTGTTGTTGTACTTCAGTATTAAGCAATTCGCACACTGTTACATTGTCTACAACTGATTTTGACGCTTTCAAAATGTCTTGTAATTCCTTGTTGTTCATAATCTTAATATTAATATTATCTGTTGCGCTCCTCTCTTTCATGTGTTCCGTGTTGCGGAGCGTATGCCACACGGAACACAAAGCCCCCACCGCTGTGGGTAACTTGTAAGGCTTGCACCTTTACAGGTGCAAAGGTAACGAAAAAAATCGAAAGTTACAACCCCCTATTTTAAGGCAATTTCAACCGCATAAATAGCTGAAATACAAGTAGTTAGATATTTTAACACTTGCTAAAAGGTGGTCGATATTTCCTATTATTATTCTATTTTACGCCAATTTCAGCCGTTTTCATTTGTAATAATTCCAAACGGCAAAAAGTGGTTATAAATTGTAAGTAAAACAGGGCTAAAATGTTAATTTGTAATTATTACAGAAAAAAGTGTTAAATTATTAACATTTGTTAGTTGATTTAAATCAAACCTATTTTATAACTAACTGATAATCAGCGTTTTAACCATATTTGAAAAACAAGCAAATATTGTTTGCAAATATTATCATATCTGATTATCAATGAGTTACAGGTTTCAAATCGAAAGTGTTAAATTAACAAAGTTTAAAACATCCCCTATTTTTGGGGTTTTGGATAAACATGCGTTTTAAGAATTAATATACAGGCGTAAATGCTTGATATTCAAGCGGTTACAACTTTTTATAATGTAAAGCAAGGCAAAACAGGAATTTTTATAAGTAACACTTATTAACGTTATATTATTGCATATAATATAAAGAAAACAGGGTGCGCCCCCCTGAGAATTGACTATTTGACGGCATAGTCACCTCTTTTAAAAATTTTTTCTTCCGATTTTTGACTTTGTGTAAACTTATATTCCCATTTGTTAAAAACTGTAAACTTGTATATTTATGTATATTCAGTTTTGTTAACTTCCTGGCGGTTGAAACTGGGAAGTGGAACATCTCTTTGTCGCCGAATAGCTATGTATATTTATTATACACTCGATGTAGGATAAAAATGCACCAAAAACCTCGTATTTACGGGAGTTTGTGTATGATTGTAGAACTTATTTTGTACCTTCGTTTCAGAGGCATGTGAGGATAGGGGTTGAGAACCTTATCATACACTACCTACACAAACCCCGTGTTTATCGGGGATTTGGCTGCATTTGGAACCTACATTAATCGTTCATTTTCTGTTAATCGGAATTGACCGTCTCTACGGACTGGTTTTATCAGATGCAAAAGTAGTAAAATTAATTGTAAAAGTATGGGAAACGGAATGGAAAACCTCATGGAAAGACTTGAAAAAGAGTTGGAGGAGGAAAAGATGGCGAGGATTAAGCGCCGCAGATGGCGCAGGCGTTTCATGTTGTTGATGGTATTCGGAGTGATAATGTTTTCTATTTCTGCCGTAACGGCTGCATTCACCAAGTCATTGGTAGCTGGATTTATGGTACTGGGTCTTGTATGTATGCTCTCATATCCGCTTTATCAATTATATAACGAATGTGAATTATAAAGTCGGGAATTACAGAGGATAGCATGTTTAGTATGCCGATAAAAGAAGTTATAGGTTATTTTAAAATAATGGTTTAAATGAAGAAAAAAAATAAAAATAGACGAATACTCTACGGGTATCACAATTTGCGCGAGTTATCGGAAAGAGCTTTGCGAAATCTTGATGGAGCGATGGATAATGCCCATGATGTAGCTGTGATGCGCTATGTGTTGTTGCAGTTCGCTAATTGGTTCAAGACTGACTTCAAGAAACTGCCACTATTCGAGAGCGACCCGTTTGTTGACGACTGGTGTAACGGTATGGCGAGGAATATATACCGTTATATGTCAGACATTACAAAGAAACAAGAAGGTAAAAACAAGAACGAGATATGAAACAGGAGTTATTGGATGATTTGCAGCGTCTGCTGAAATGCCCTATACCAAAGGTGCAGTATGCCGGTGATGGTGCTCTTCACGCATGGTACTGCGAGGCGCAGGAGTTGAAAGAGCGTATAAAATCGGGAGAGCCTATAGACATACAATGGGTGACTCGTCCTCTCAATGTGCTTGTGGTATCTGGTGACGGCACGCTGCCTGACGGTGGTAAGTATGGTTGTTGCAATTTTTTGCGTCATCCACGTCAATATTACGATGCGGCAATAATCTTTCGTTACTTTGTGTTTGCCATTGTTGTTTATCACAGCAATAACAACCCTACGGAGGGCGATATAGATGCCTACGAGCTTGCGATGCGTGAGATGGAGGAGATATGGGTGCCGTTCAAAGAAAGGAGTAACAGTGATTGAGAAAGAAGATATTAAGATAGGTTTAGAGTTCATTCTTCCGATCAGATTGAGAGAATACGAAGAAGAGGTGGCAAGATTTCGTCATCGTCAAATAATGGGCGAAGACTGTCCTGTATTACCGAGGTACAGGACAGATTTAGAGACTCTTGAAGGATTTAAAATCATTGCAACCGTAGGTCGTCCTTTTTTTAAGGTTGTAGATAGTCCGAGAGAGTATTTTGAGACCTCCTCTAAACCTCATCATTTAGGATCCTTTGTAAGAGTAACTTGTGACGAGATTGAAAATGAGGTATTTTACCTTTCAACTAAAGATATTGTGGAGCGTGGTGAGACATTAATATAGAAAAAGGTTGAATCAAAGAAAGGAGTAGTAACAATGATTAACAGAGAGGACATAAAGGAGGGCTTGAAGTTTAGGATGCCCAACGATATAATCAGGAGGAAGTATCAAGTGGCGAGCTTTTGTGTTGCCACGGATATGTGTGAATCCATCCAGTATCTGACAACGCTGAAAACTCCGCACGGAGACAAAAACTATGTAACGCCCAAAGTACCGCTTTTCGAGGTGTGCGGCGGTCCGAAGCTGATAAGCTCCGCTGACAAGAAAGACCCGCATTGCGCATGGGTCGGCGAGTACATCAAGGTGCGCAGCGATGCGCTCGGGAAGAAACCGCTCTACATATCCCTGGGCGACGTGATGCAACACGGAAGACGTGCCATCGACGCTAATCTCTGCCATATTTTCAGTACAGAGAACCCGAAGAACGACTGGGCGTACAACTTTATTTGTGGTGGCAGTCGCAGCGGCGGAAAAAAATACCGTATGGAGCATTACGGATGTTCCCTTGATCCGATTGACGTTCTTTCAAAGCTTTCCGCGTTTACTGAACAGCCAACTGGAGATGCCGATGCGTTCCGCGACATTACCAACGGCATGTACGACACCTTCAAGGCGAAGAATCACGACTACGGCAATAGCTTCTCGGAATTGTTTGCGGAGTGCGGTATGACATACGCCTACGGGCACCTGTCCGAGAAGCTAAAGCGCGTGAAGTCTCTGATGTCTGACGAGGCGAAGGTGAAGGACGAGAGTATGAGAGACTCATTGCTTGACCTTGCGAACTATGCGATACTTACAATCATGGAACTTGACAAAACAAGTATGCCGAAAAATGCTCCGGCTGAGGAGAAGTACGACTGGTATGGGTCGCCTGCGAATATCGAACGGATATTACAAAGAGAGTTCAACAATGAAATGCAGAAAAATGACTAAGGACTGGAACGGAAACGGCAAGAGCTCCTTCATAACAATCGGTGCGAGCAATCACACGGACAAGGAGCGTGAGGAGCACGATTTCTACGCTACGAGCCCTGTTGCGATTGACAGACTTGTCCGCAACTTCGAGCTGCCGAAGAAGATTTGGGAGTGCGCTTGTGGTACTGGATGCTTGTCAGAGCGTCTTATTGAGTTCGGGCACGATGTCGTGAGCACCGACCTTATAGACCGGGGGTACGGCGATGTGCAGGACTTCTTTAAAGCGGATACGATGCCCGACAGCTGCAAGTGCATACTGACCAACCCACCCTACAAGTACGCATCGGAGTTCGTGCTGCACTCGCTTGGCTTGCTTCCTAACGGAGGCTTGTGTGTGATGTTTCTCAAGACAACATTCCTGGAGGGTCAGAAACGCTACGAGAGTCTCTATAAGAACACGCCGCCTAAGTATGTACTGCAATTCTCAAAGAGAGTGCTGTGCGCAAAGAACGGCAAGTTCGCTGCAATGCGCAATGGTGGCGGTAGTGCAGTCAGCTACGCATGGTTTGTATGGCAGAAAGGTTACAACGGAGAAACAACCGTAAAATGGATATGAGCAAAAACAGATACCGCAACAAAGCACCCTACTCCACCCTGCATCCCGACGCAAGACATTGGACTCGCAAGGGGAACTCGTGGAAGCAGAAGATTGGCTACGATACCGAGGATGAGGCATGGGAGTTTCTAAAGACACACCCGAAGCTCATTGAGCTGGGAATGACCGTCTACAAGTGTGATGTCTGCAATATGTACCACTGCGGACACAAGTATAACAATAAATAATTGATAATGAAAAAGAAAGGATATTACGAATATACACCGCAGATTTACCCAAGGAAACTTTGGGTGATGTACAATACGTCTGAAGAAGAAATAGACAAATGCTTTACCAACATGAAAGGCGAGCCTCTTGTTCACAACGGCGAGCCTATGAGTGAAGGAAACTACGGAGGTATGGTTTATGACGAATGTATGAGTAAGGCAGGGAAATACTTCGGTAATCTCGTTGTCTTTCCAAAGAAGAAGGATATGACTATGAAAAATATCTGCCATGAGGCATATCATGTTCTATCGTCTATCAACGATGCGTGCGACTTGGAAAGGATGTATAACGGCAGAAATGAGCACCAGGCATACCTTATGGGTTGGATATGTAATTGTATCAACAACGCTCGTTTGGGAGTCGGTGATTTTATAGAAATTAAAGACAAGGAGGAATAGCTTATGGATAAAAATGAAAAATTAAAACTTGGTGACATTTTTCTTGCGCCAAAAGAATTTTTTCTAAATAATTCTGTCGGAAAGCTAAAGCAGCAAATAGAAAGTTATGCGGAAGTCAGAAAAGATGGCAGGGTTATGTGCGCGGTTGTTGAGGATGTAAATTCAGTTTTCCCCCACGAATCATTATATACAATCGCTGTGAAACAAAAACAATTTGCACCTCAAATTAGGGTTTGTGTCAGTAAGGATTATAACCTTGATTGTTTTGAATTACTTTCTAAAGAAGAAATGAAGGTTGCTTGTGTGCTTTGGTTTTGTTTTGGGGTTTAATATAGGAGGAATAGCTTATGTTTTTGGGATTTGAAAACTATCGCGACATTGATGTGCTAAAAGGAAAAACACTCGTTGAGGTCGAGAGAAGCCATTATGACTCAAACGATGCTTTGTTTTTCAAAACCGCTGATGGAGAATTTTACATTATGACGCACAATCAAGACTGTTGCGAGAATGTATATATAGATGATATTTGCGGTGATTTCGCTGATTTGCTGAATGAGGAAATACTGACAGCGGAAGAGTTAAACAACGACTATCCTGTAGATGAAGAATGTATTGAAGATACTTATACTTGGACATTTTATCATTTAGCAACGTTCCATGGGGATGTCACTATTCGATGGTTTGGAACAAGTAACGGCTATTACTCCGAGAGTGCGGAATTTTACAAAATTAGTGAGGAAGATTATAATTATGGAAGAGATAGTAGATAAATGTAAGTACAAGTGCAAGGACTGCGCGATGTTCGCAGACGAGGATGCAGACGGCCCACCTTATTGCCTCGCCAAAGACCTCTACACGTTCGTGATGGGCGAAGATGAGGCTTGTGAGGAGTTTGTAAAGTGGAACGGCAAGAAATAAATAAACAAAAATAGAATAAAATGGAAAGAGAGAAGATAGTAATAGAACTTTGTGGCGGCAGGATGCCTGAAAAGGCACACGATGCCGATGCAGCGTATGATGTGTTCACGAGCGAGGACTATGATGTGAAGGACTGGGGACGACATGCCGTGCCTTTAGGATTTAAGATACAGTTACCTAAACATTTGGCCGCGTTGATACAGGCGAGAAGTGGAATGTCCTTGTATGGTATTCCGGCGGTAATTGAATACTTAAATGGAGAGTCTAAAGAAACTCGTATAAATGCTGATGTTGAGTTAGGGTTAATTGATAGCCAATACACCGGTATGGTTTTGTCTATAATAAAGGCATTTAATCTTGATATTCTCGTTAAGAGAATATACATACCAAAAGGAACAAAGATTGCACAGATGCGCATTGTGGAGATACCAAGCACGGAACTTGTGAGTGGTGTCATCAAAAAAGAAGAAAATGATGACAAGAAGCGTGGCGACAACGGTTTTAATTCAACAGGAGTAAAATAATATGGCAAGCAAGACATACATCGGCATAGACCCTGGCTCAAAGGGTTTCATAGCAGTAATGCACCCTGACGGCACGCGCGAGTATTGCTCCTTACAGGATTGTGACTATCACGATATTGCGCTGTTTCTGAAAAACATCAAGACGGTGTGCGAGGAAAATTGCGTGTGCTGTATGGAGGAGATACACGCCATCTTCGGTTCGTCGGCAAAGTCCACGTTCTCGTTCGGAGAAACGTTCGGAGTACTGCAAGGTCTGTTGATAGCGCTTGAGATACCCTATCATCTTGTACCTCCGAAGACTTGGCAGAAGGAGATTTGGATAAGTCACGATAAGGTTGTCAAGAGTTATTGCGGAAAGAAAAGCACTGACAACAAGGCGACATCCATCAACGCCGCAAGACGACTGTTTCCGACCGAAGATTTTAGGCGTACAAGCAAGTGCAAGAACGTAGACGATAACAAGTGCGACGCAACGCTGATATGCGAATACGGGCGAAGGAAAAGCCTTTAAAGAAGATAAAAACATTGTTTAACTAAATAAGTATAGATATGGATTTTGGAAAGAAGTTATATTGCGGCAATTTTGTGGTTACAAAGAAGTCGCGCAGTCTAAGTAAGCAGGAGTTGAAGGAACTCCGCGACAAGGAAGGTATCCGTGAGGATGTCCGCAAGCATCTGACACGAGGCTCGCTTCCGTACATTTGCGTCGAAACGGTCGGCGGCGGATGGAAGGTGGAGTTTGGCATCGGCACGACGATGTTCGAAGCAATCGACGCGCTCGGCATGGTTCGTGACGAGAAAGGCGATTGGCGCACTCACGGAACGGAAGGCAAGAACGCAGAGGCTATCTTTACCGGCATGTTCGTTGATACTACCGTCGTTGGTGATGCGGAGTATCAGACAGCAAAGATGAAAGCCATGAGCGAGTATATAGAACGAAACACAAAGCATGACAACGAACAGCTATGGGTGGAAAAGTAGAGAAGCTTTCGGCTAAGATGAAGTCGCAGGCAGTCGGCTTGGGTCTGTGCCAGCAATGGACTGACGAATGGGCCGACGGCACGTCGAAAGACGAGCTTGTCGAGAAGTTTGTCAGAGGCATTGACTTCTGCATAGAACACAACTTTCCGTCATGCGAAGTGATACGGAAGGAGTTCGGAGATGTCATTCACGACCACGGCGTGTACGTGGACGAGAACGTGATTGCGGACGACAAGCCGACGGTGATATTAAACGGAGAGTGCGTCGCAGGACTGACCTACTCTGGCAAGAGCTGCGGCGACATATATGTAAGGCATGACTGCGAGGCGACTGTATTTGTAAACGGCCTTGCGAGAGCGTTTATCAACATGTACGACAATGCGGAGGTGGAAGTGTATTGCGAAGAGGGTGCAAAGGCTTTCGTCTATCTGCACGGCGGCAGGGTCAGAAAGACGCGAGGTGATGTCACAATTAGAGAAAAACACAAGGAGAAGGAAGAATGAAAAGAAGTAGTGGTGAGGCGATAGATTCGCTGTACGGGCAGTTGAAGGCGTTGAGTGCAGACGCGAAGTACGGCTTCGGTATGTACAGAACCGACTGGGGCAAGGTGAACAGCGAGAGCTGGAACAGGCTCCTGGTGGGCTTTTGCAAGAGTATCAGGGAACTTGCCAAGGACTGCCCTGTAAAATATTTTGCAGGAGCGTTCTATACGTTCAACGGAAAAATATACGAGGTGGTGGAGCCGATTGTTGTGGAGCAGGCTTACCAGTTGCTTATGGAGGACTTGTTCATAGCACCCGTGCTCGGTCGTTCCACAATCAGAAAGGAGTCGTTCATCGACACAATCAAGAACTACAACGTGCTTGTTCCGCAGTTCGATGTTGTGGCGTTCGCCAACGGTGTCGTTGACTTCGGCCTTGCGCGTGTGGCTCCTACGGCGATGCCGTTCTCTCCGCATTATCATGTGACTTACTATCATCCGTACAACTTCGATCCGAAAGCGAAGTGCAAGAAATGGGAGAGATTTCTGCTTGATGTGCTGCCAGACAAGGACTCGCGTGACATCTTGCAGATGTTCATGGGTCTCGGCTTGGTGCAGCGCGGTGACGCATACAATCCGTATGAAGGTAAAATGTCCGACAAAATAGAGCTGTGCCTTATGCTTATCGGTAGCGGAGCAAACGGAAAGAGTGTGATATTTGAGGTTATGTGCGCCCTGTTCGGCAAAGACCGCATATCAAAAATGGACTATGCGGAACTTACCGCTGACGGTGACGAGGGCATGAGAGGGCGCTACCCTATCCGTAACGCCATCTTCAACTGGTCTTCCGACTCCGACCCGAAGAAGTTCGGACGCAAGAATACTGGTATGTTCAAGAGGCTTGTGAGCGGAGAGCCCGTACCGTACAGAAAGCTGGGCGAGAACGTACTGGAGTCAAAGAGCCTTCCATACCTCATCTTCAATCTCAACGAGCTTCCGTTCCCCGAGGATGTCACGCTCGGCTTTATCAGACGCTTGCAGTATGTCAGCTTCGACGTTACAATCCCCAAGGAGAAGCAGAATCCGCGTCTTGCGGCGGAGATTATCAAGGAGGAGCTTTCAGGTGTGTTCAACTGGGTTCTTAAAGGCGAGCGTATGTTGAGAGAGCGTAAGTTTCAGTTTCCGTCTGCGGAAGGTTCGCGCAAGCAGCTCATTCTTTCATATCTCGGCACACAGCCCGTGCTGGCATGGCTAAAGGCGTATGAGATACGCTGTGACAAGGGAACGAAGGGCGAGATACCAGTTTGGATAAACGCCAAGACGCTGTATGACAGCTTCAGACAGTTCTGTGAGGATAACAATCTTGAGGAAAAGGAGATACCGTCACAGCAGAAGTTTGGCAGAGTGATGTGGAACTCCTGCAAGTTCTACAAGAAGCGCACGCCAAGCGGAGTTATCTACGAGACATACGGCATCACGGAAGCAGACCTTGCGGAGCACTTCCTCATATCCAACATGAAGAGCGCGGAAGAGACGCATGAATACAGCTTTATCAAGGACGACCTGCCTGCAAAGAAAGAAGAGTAAACAGAGATAGTTATGGAAGAGTGTATCATTAAAATCATCGAAGATAAGTATGCTCTCGAAATGGGCCTGCGTATCATCATGGAGACGGCAGAAAGAAAGGCACTTCCAGAAGAGGTTTTTCTGCCGACCTTCAATGACAGTTTGATTGAAGAAACGTTCATGGCGACGCTTGAAAAGGTTGCCGGCAAGAAGTACAAGTAGAAACAGGAATAGCCTTGCAGTAATCTCTTTGCTGCAAGGCTATTCCTGTATTTATTTATCTTTCTTGTTTTTATAAAGAAGGCAATTTTTGCACGAAGTGGGATAGTTGATTGGTACATAGTAGTGAACCGTATTGTTCTCCACATCTATCTCATCCTGCTTGATTTTGTTATAGTCCGCCTCAAGCGACACAATCTTCAGCCAGTCAGGAGAGCCTTTCTTGGCTTTCTTTTCAGCAGCTACCAGCTTGCGCAGAATGGATTCCTTTGAAGTTTCCTTTGCAAGTTCCTCTGCGGTTATCTCGTCGTTCCTGGGCGAGTTTGTGCCCTGTACATCCGCGATGCGCGCCTGAACTGAGTCGAGTGCTTCGAGCTTCTCAATCTCGCGAAGCAGTTCGGCTTTGGCCCAGTTTAGACCCTGGCCTTGGAAGGCTACATTCCAAGCGTCGCCTTTACCCCACCCTGCCGCACGCAGGTCGGCATATATAAGATATGAAATATCCGCCATGTTGTACTGCTTTTTCAACTTGTACATATAGGCAGACAATGTGTATTCTGACATAATTACTCCTCCTCTTTTTTGTAAACAAATTTAACATAGCAAACGCACCTGTAGTGCAGTGGCGGGAACGGGTCTCCGAAGTGGTGCAGATACGTTGTCTCATCATCGCAGTGCGCGCACGGATACGAACTTCCTCGAAAGATATAGTAGCCTATCGCCCCATGTTCCTTGCCGTACTGCTGTTCAGCTCTACCCCATGCGACGGCTACCATTTGTCGCGCATTGCGGACGATGTTCTGATACGCCGAATGAAATACGCCCTTGCCGTATGAAGGCGTGGCGATGTTTATATCCTCCTTTCTTGCCTTCGTGATTACGGACGTGGTGTACGGGTCTTTATATCCAGTACGTATTGCGGACATGAGCTGCGAGTCGGTGTATTTCATCAATACGCCAGCCTTGCACATACGCACCATGTCCTCCGCAAAGTTTTTCAGATAACTGGTGGTTCGCTCCATTGATGTCTTGCCGAACACCTTTGACACAAGAAAGGCTTCCGTGCTCTCCGTGCCGATATTCAATATCGAGCACGCGGTCTTGGCACAGACAGCAATGTCATTTTCTATTCCGTCAGCAACGCCTAACGCAATGCGCTGTGAGGCCGCAATAAACCCATTCTCGTTTGTCAGTGTCGCTCCCCTCCTGTATTTGGAAGCGAGCGACACTATCTCACGGGCAACCTTAAACAGTCGCTTCTGTACGCGCGACTCGCAGGCTATCTGCGCTTTGGTTCTATTAAGTGCGTATTCCTGTGACTCCATGAATTACTTTTTTAGATTCTTATCCCAGTTGTTGCGTCCAGGATAATTGCCGTTCTCGTCCCATGCCTTGTCAGACCTCTTCGGTCTGCCTCTTTTGCCGCGACCAGTGTTGATGTCGTCGCCAGGCTGCTGATTGTTAATTTTTGCAAGCGCTTCCTCCTGCTCGATGTTGTTCTCAACCTGTGCCTCCTGGCGTTGGATGTCGATGAGCAAGTCCTGCTGGTCTTCCTCTTTCTGCTCGCGCATGATACGAGTAAACTCGTCGTTCTTCGAGAACTTGGAATTGCGCTCAGAAGCAGTCTGCTTCGAGAGGAATTTGTTCTGAACCGCAGTGGCCAGGTTAGTGATAAGCTCAGTGTCGTTCTGATGGATATAGCTCTCAATCCACGCATTGACCGGCAGTGCAACCATTGAGGCCATACAGTTGTTCTCCGTTCCGATACCAAACTTAGTTATACGCACCAACTGGTCGAGGAACGGCTGCAATCTCTGTGCGTCGTTCATGGCAGCTTCGAGGGCTGGAGAATACAGCAGCTTGATTGCAACGCCCGGCAGGTCTCCCGATTTGAGTTCGGGCGGCTTCACGGTAAACGAAAGCTCGTAGATGAGGTCATAAGACTTGTTGAGCTGTGTAGCGAAGGCGTTTGACGCGTCCGTGCCATTGAGGAACTCCGCCTTGCCGTCCGTGTCGGTAATCATGATCGTCTTAGCAGCGCCGTTCGTATCGCCCTTTATCTCTATCTCATCCCCCTCGCCGGTAAGCGTAAGTATCGGGAAGGCATACGCCTTGTTGTTCTCGCAGAGATACGAGAACGCCTCCTCATAATCCTCGATGTTGCGCTGTACGGCAGACCAGCAAGGGCCGTCCTCGTTGCGGGCGTATGCTACAGGTATGAACGGGAAGCCGTGTCGTTTCTCCTCGACGCAGGCATATTCGGACGCACCGAAGATAGACGCGACCTTTCTAATGGCATTTCTCGCAGTGCCTCCCGACAGGTCTTTCTTGAAGCGGTAGAACTTTTCCTTGTCCCATGCTTCAACCCACTCGATGCGCTCCTCTCCTTCCTCGTCATAGTCCACATACTTGCGTGCAAACGCAATCAGTTCGCCGGTAAGCGGGTCGTATCTCGGAAACAGCGTGTCGCCACGGTCGAACGAGAGTGTTCTCGTTCCGAATTTGCCGTCGCCGTCGAAATAGCCTACAATGGCACAGTCTGCAACCTTCATGTATGCAGATACCGCCTCGAAGAAGCGTATCTCCATATCGTGCATGAGCCAGCCCTTCTTGTATTTCGTGAGCAGCTCTTGTAGTTTCTCTTCGCTACCTTCTTCGGTTCCCTCCGCAAGCTCGAACTGAATATCGTTGCCAGTCACATGAAGAACGTGCTTGGTGTAAATAACCTGCTGAAAGGCAAACGCGGTGCGCTGAATTTTCTGCACGCACCAAAGTCCCGTTTCCGGGTTCTTCTTCCAGATGTCGGGATATTGCTGCGGGTCGCAAATCCTATGTCCTGACGGATAGAACTCGCGCAAGAAGTCCTGCTGTGTTTTGATGTTGCGATACAGCACATCCGCAGGCATACAAGGGTCTTCGTTCTCGGAAAACTCACGGTCTATAATTCCGTGTTTCATATAACCCTTCGGGGTTACTTCGTAAAACGGCTTTCGGACGAGCAGCTCCCGCACGTCCTTTACATTGTTCAAAGCATCCATAGTCCTTTTATCTTTTTGTGTTTCTTTTTAGTTAAGCTGAAAATCATTATATATAGCCATGACTCGAAGAAGTCGGGCGAGTGCCCTACGTACCGTTTAGCCATCTTCTTAGGCAGTAGCTTGAAGCCTCTGTCGTCGCTGTTGTCGTCGCGGCGCAGCATCTTTCTCTCCTTCTGTAAAATCTGACGCAGCGGCACCTTGTCAAATCCGTCTCCCGAATACTTGCGTTCAAGCAGCGAAGACTCTATCGAGATTTGTTTTTCCTTTATCATCTTGTAGAACAGGAAGGCGCATTGTGATTTAAGGTCTTTGTACAGGAACTTGATGCCCTTTTCTTCCTGGTGTGTCATAGCGACAGGTGCTGCCTGGTTGTTGAACGGTACGGCATCGGCAAAGAAACCTTTGAAATACTGACCGATACCCTGCAAGTCGTAAGTGAAGTTGCACTCCTCCACTCCCCATTCACGCAGCTTCGCCTGCACCGCAGACACGAGCGTTTGAGAGTCGAGTCGCATTACTACAAGGTCTTTGCAGTGCCATCCCTCCCACAGCCACATCACAAAGTTGTCGCCGCCGGTGAAGGCAATGTCGGCGGATGCACGCCGCACTCCATCTCCGACCTGTACGGCATTGTCGAATATTTCTTCGAGGTCTGCCATCTTTATCATGTCGTCGCCTGCGGACTTCCAGTTCCAGTTGGCTTCGAGGTCGCGCATACGTTGCTCCTCGTCCTGTTGTGCAAGGTTGGCGAGATATGATGCGTCGGTAGAGATAAGTTTGATGTTTTCCGATACGTCGGCACGAATGAATGTGGCGGATTTGATGAACATTTCGAGCTTGGTATATCCGAGTTCGGCATAGCTTTCTTTCCACAGCTTATCTATGATACCTCCGCATTGTTCGTAAACCTCCTCTCGCGTATCTCCCCAATAGATTGAGTCGGGAGTATCTCCGTCCATGAAGCAGTAGCGTATGACTCCGTCACGCTCGGGGATAATGTATCCATCCTCGTCTACCCACCAGTCTATGAATTTGCGCACCCACGACTCAGGATCAGGGTTGCACGTTATCCAGAAGCGGTTGCGGATTTGCGAGGCGTTACGGTTGTTGGTAAGCAGATACTTGAACTTCTTGTACGGACACTGGGTTCCCTCGTCGATGCACACGTATGCGAACTGACGGCCCTGGAAGCGGGTCTTGAAGTCCTGGTACGAGCCTGCGTAGTATGAGAATTTTAGCCAGCCTCCGTTGGTGAAGTTCCACGTCATATCATTCTGCGACTTGTTGTATGTGCCGAACTGCGAGAAGAGCTTGTACGAGTCCGTTACAAGCGATTGAAGGTCATCCTTCTCGTTACGCAGGATTGTTGCATGGAACTCAGGGTTCTTGATGTCTTTCAACACCTCCATGAGAGAACTAAAACTCTTACTACCTCCTCGCGAGCCTCCGACTATCTTAATATCAGCATCAATGGCAAGCATACGCTCCTGTCCGCCACGTTGAGCGATAATCTTCAACCTGTCGGGATGCTTCTTGTCTTTATCTCTTAGTGATTGAATGTACTCTTGAGTGTAAACAGGCTCTCCGTTATCCAATTTCAACCCTGAAAAACAACTTTTCTGCATATATATACAAAATATTTATGCAAATATATCGAAAATATTTGGTTAATTGTATATTTATTCATATTTTTGCGAAAGAAAAACGTATATTTATACATTAATGGTAGAAGAACTACCGGAAACCAACACTAAAACTTTTATATATGACAGTAGAAGAACTGCTTTCATTGGTGAACAAGGAGGTTGATACCACCAAGTTCAAAGCACTTAGCCAGAAAACCATTAACGAAGAACTTAATGACGTACTGGATGAAATTGGTGACGACGAGGCTGCGAACGCCAAGACAGTTACCAAGGTGGCAAACCGACTCAAGCGCATGGACGGCAATCTGCACAAGAATGTCTCTGACGAGATTAAGAAAAGCAGAGAGGAAGCCGAACGCAAGAAGAAGGAAGAGGAGGAGCGCAATGGAAAGAAGAGCGAGGAGGACAAGCCCGACGACAAGTACGACAAGCTGCTCGCAAAGCTCGAAGCCCTCGAAAAGGCAAATGAGGAGCGCGACAAGAAGGCATCAAGAGCCGCTACAATCGAAGCGGTCAGAAAGGGCTTGAAGGATAAGTTTGACAAGGCAAAGCTCGAACTTAACGATTTCTTTCTTGACACTGCAATCTCCAAACTTGAAATTCCCGACCATGATGCCGATGTAATCGACCTGGTTTCAAAGGCAGAGGGTATTTACACTACCGACTTCAAGCGTGCTACAGGCAACACTGCTATACCGCACAAGGGCAGCGGCTCTTCTTCTGGCGGCGGCAAGACAATCCGTGACGACGAGTGGGATGACATCATCGAACCGAAAGAAAAGTAAACATTTTAATTTTTAAGGTAAAAAGTTATGGATAACAACAAGGATTACTACGGACAGATGATGGCGCAGGGTGCAGTCAATGCTACTGGCGCTGTAATCTTGCAGTCAGAAATGACTATCGGCGGTCAGCGTCATGTGTTTGTTGACCTGCCTGGCGCCGTTAAGGAAGCGTTCCGTCGCCCTCCGATTGGCGGTGTCCTGAAAAACCCGTTCCCTGGCCCAGCCAAGATTTATGCCGGCGACCTCATCGAGCACAGCCTCGGCTTTGCGGACAACAGCGGCGGCACAATCAAGGTGCTCAAGAGCTATGAGGTGGCTAAGGCTACCACTGCTGCTACGGATACAGCCATCTACATCACACGCGACGGCTATCACCACATTCCGTTTGTGGGTGACAATCTCATGGTTGGCCCGAAGGACTTCAAGACAAAGGGTAAGGGTGTGCTCGTTACTGCGGTTGAAAATGACGTGCAGGACGGCAAGGATGTTTGGAAGGTTACACTCGCAGAAACTCTCGGCTCCCTTACCGCCGGTACAGTTCTCGTGGAGGCGGAAAAGGCAGGCGAAACTGTTTCTGCTATGGTTACTAACCCGAACTGCTTCGCTCCATGCGACGTTGACATGCCGTTCCACGCATTGACTGGCAGTGACAAGTTCTATGCTCCGCGCTACCTCAACGACTTCTGTCTGCTCGGCACTGACGTGGTTATGTGGAAGTCACGCATGAGCCCAATTCCGCCAGCTGTAGAGGCGATGAACAAGAGCCGCTACGCAGAGTGGTGGTACGCAGAGAACTAATCGGAAAAACATACAACACAAAAACGAAAAGATATGCCAAAGTTTGATTTTAATAATTCCCGAAAGGCGCGTTTCTTCAGCGACCCAGAGAATACAAGATACTTGCAGAAGTTTATTGACAAGAAGGACATCTTCCATGTAAACTACGGCTGGTATCTCACACAGGGTACTATCGCGCCCGACCTCACGCCTACCAACCATAAGGGCGTGGCTACATTCTCAGTGGAGGCATCCGCTTTGCACGCTGCAACGCTCGCTAACCTCCGTGCTCCGCTCGCAGGTTCGTTCCAGAAGGACAAGGGTGCATTGGCAGTTTATTCTGCCACTATTCCCGACTTCATTACCGACGGCTTCAAGGAAACCGCAGAGGAGCGCAACTACCGCGAGAAGCAGTTTGAGGAGTTTGGTAACGACAGCGACCTCGTAAAGCAGTGGCGCAATGACACCCAGGAGTTGATGGACTCTCTCGACATGACCATGAATTACATGGTGGCAAAGCTGGCTACAACCGGCGAGCTTGACTATACAGGCATCGCCCGCGGTATTCAGATTCCGCTTCACAAGGTGCCAATTCCGAAGGAGAATTTCAGAAAGTGCGGCAAGCTCGAATGGGCTAACGTTGACTGCAACATCCTCAAACAGATGCGCAAGATTGAGAGCGAGTGGCGCAAGGAGTTCGGTCAGAACCGCCTTGCCCTCGTATGGCAGATGACCTACGACACCTTCTACAACACCTTCCTTGGTAACAAGCAGATTAAGGAGCTGTACATCAACTGGTGTAAGGCCCACTATGTTGCTTATGTTGAGGACTACGGCGTGAACACAGAGATGTTCCTCAAGGCGTTCGCCGACATCCAGGGTATCTCACGCATCGAGATTATCGACGAGGAGGAGCGCAACCTCAAGTTCGACGGCTCGGTTGTCAAGGTTAAGGGCTGGGATGACAACATCGTTGTTCTCCGTCCTGCCGGTAATGCTTTCGAGTACGAGCGCAAGCAGGTTGCTGACAAGCCGATGTTCGAGAAGTACGGAAACAATATCGTTCAGAAGGTGTTCGCGCAGACGAACAAGGGTCTCGGCCTGCTCTGCAACTCTACAATCGCCAACGGCGACTACATGGAGTGGCATACCGACCTCATGTTTGCCGCAGTACCGGCGATGCTCGACTTCCCGTACCGTTGGATTATCGACATCACCAAGAAGGGCGAAGGCGTAGCTGCCTAAACATAAAAACTATCCGTCCTCCTGTGGCTGCAATCGGCTGCACTTGGACGGATAGCGTAAACAATCTCTGAATTTAACGACAGAATAGGCATTATGGATAAAGGCAATAAAATTCACACACTGGAGGACGCACTGTTCAGCAAGGTACGTTTCAGCATACCCGAGGACACGGTGCGTACAATCCTCATTGAAAGAGCGCTGGACGGAAACATGGCGTATGTAGACGCCAATCCCGCCGATGTTCGCCTTGCCTATGCAGACATTCTAAAATGGCTTGTTCTCGGCCCGAGCAAGATGAACAACACTTCCGACTCTGATAACGGATGGAGCCATACGGAAGGTGGTTTTGAAATATCCGAGCGTGACCGTGCGGAACTCAAGGCGGAAGCCAACGCAATCTATGCGGAGCTTGAGCCAAGTTCGATGTTAAAGAAGAAGTCGTCGTTTAGAATAACCTCTCATGGCGTAAAGCGTGCCGACATTTCGGCGTTCGGATGCCCACTTCCTCACATTATAAAATAAGGATGTATGAGAAAGGCAAATATCAGAAACCCGAGATACCCTCACACGATAAAAATCGTTAGGGTGCTTGTCGGCAAGGCGGACGAAAACGATCCGTTTGCTGATGATGACGCAAAGGTCGGCGATGACACAGAGATTGTTATCTACGAAGGCGAGGGCCGCAGCTATACCGATACGACTACCGAGGGCGGTAAGAATGTCGACGAGAACAAGAGGAAGGTATCAATTCCTGTCAGATATGACGAATGGGATGCCGGTAGATGTCCTCTTGATGGCGACATGATTTACGCAACGGTCGGCAACAACGCCGAGGTCGGAATGGTGAAGGACTGCGAGCCTGATAATAATAGAACTGTTGTTTATTGGGACTTTACAAGGGTTTAGCGTATGGGAAGCTTGGCGGAACAATTTGCCATTAAGGCGAAGAATGTTATAGGAAAGAAAACGACGGAAGCGATACTTGACAAGTTGAACTTGGTCGCCATTGAGATGGTTCAGCGCTATGCTGGCACAAAAAACTACTATGACGTAACTGGTAACTTGTTGAACTCATTCGCTGTAGGCGTATATCATCGTAGTAAACTTGTTAGCATCGCAGACGCAACAAATGTCGGTCTTGAACCGCCAACCCGCAGGTCACTTGCAAAAGGTGAAAAGTACAACTTATCCGCCTACTATACAGGAGAACCTGTAATACACGTTATGCCAGATGGGAAGACGGTATCAAGACCTTTCACTGGTGAATATGGAGGCGGAGGAATGGATGGAATTAGTGTTGCACGGCGAAGTCTTAGAGCAAGAAAGCCAAAAGCTACATATGCGTTGATTGCTGTCGTTGCGATGGAATATGCAAAATATGTCCAGAACAAGCGCAACCACGATGTTCTTACTGGACTAACTGATGAAATACCAGGTATATTTGAAGGAACGATAGTAACGATATGATAAGCATAAAGACACTATACTACGATGTTGGCAATGCCGTAAAAGGCATCTGCGACAAGGTTTATCCAAGAAACCGCCCGAAGTCTGTCTGCGACAGGCCCGACAGCTATATCGTTGTGTCTTTCCCGTCGAGCATCTACAACAATGAGATGAACGACGACGGCAGTTTCAACGACTATACAACTACCGCGCAGATAGAGGTATATGTCCGTGACAAGACATCCGCCAGGAACCCCAATACGTTGAACGTGTCTGCGGTATCCGAGAAGGTCAGTGCGGTAATGACAAAGTTTCCAATTTCAACAGACAACATCATCGTAACCAAGCCGCGTGTCACTCTGCAAACGGACGACGGCGACGGTTTTTCGGTAACGATAATACAGGGTTCGTTAAGAACCAAATAAACGCAAAAATTAAGGTTTAACTAAAAAAGTTTTGAATTATGGCAATGAAGAAAATCGAAGAGTTGAAGGACCTCTTTGTAGGCCCTAAGACACTTTTGTACGCTAAGGCAATCACAGACCTCAGCAAGGCTACTATCGACATTACAGCAGACCTCGAACTGCCTGTTGAGGTTGACTCACTGAAGGCGACAATGGAAGACCCGACCATCAACCACTACAAGGTTATCGGTCTTGCAGGCGACTGGGCGACGACCTCCGAGCTTGGCGACTTCAACGTTGAGTTTGTTGTTCCGTCAAAGGCAAAGGATCTGCTCGCTGCGATGTTTGGCAACGATGCGGTGAGCGAACTTACAAAGGTCACTTTGAAGACCGGCAACACCGAGCTCGACGCGACAACAGGCTTTACCGGCGTTGCTCTTGAGCTTAAGAAGTTCAAAATTCAGGGCACAATCGCAATCGTTGACGATACCAAGACAAACGTCATGGTCATCACCAACATCGCCCTCTACGCTACCTTGCAGTGGGATGAAACAGGCACAAAGCCTGTTGCGTTCAAGTTCTCGGGTTCTATCGAGGGCGCAGGCAAGAAGAGTATCGCTTGGCTTACAAAGGCGGCAGCTGCTTAAAGCAAAAAGCGGCGTAACGCAATCGAATATGAAGCGGAAAGCGGCGGACTTATCAAGGGCCGCGGTTTTCCGCTTTTGTTTTTACAAGACTTAACATCAAGAAAACAGCATGGAAGAAAAGAAGATAGAACAACCCAGCGATGAATTGCAGAAGGCTCTTGACAGCGTATTGGAGGCGGAACCCGAAGCGGTTGTCTTTATGGGCAGGAAGCGCAAAATCGGTTGGCTTAAACGAGGTGCGATAAGAAAGTTTTCGCACGTCACAGCGAATGAAAAAGACGAGTGGAAGCGCGGCGTAAAGCTGTGCGCCATCGTTCTTCTTAATAATTTTTGGAAGCTACGCTTCTTCTACTGGGCTTACTGGCGTTGGCTGTACTACATCAAGGACTTGGATGCAATCGAGGTTCTGAGGGTCGTTGACGCAGCTAAAAAAAAAGTACCATTGGTAGTGTGCTCGCTGACTACCATATTAGCGACAGGGATGACGGATCTGGCGATGACGATGACGAAGAAAGAAGTGAAAGCTACCCGAGCAGGACAAGCTGGGGAGCAGCCTTCTCGTTAGCCGAAAAGTTCCCGTTCCTCTTTGCCACGCGCTACGGCATCAAGGCATACGACTACTGGTGGGGCTACACTTCGGTACAGATAGACCTCATGGTTGCAGACCAGCCCATTATTGTGTACAAGAAAGACAAGAAGCGCAACCCCGACGGTAGTGTCAAGCACACCGCAAAGGAGATGGACGACCTTTGGGATAACTGGGTAAAGAAGAAGGAGAAGGAGGGCAGTCTTGTTGGCAAGAAGATTAGCCTCTCCGATTATTTAAACAACAAAATCTAAACGATAAACATTTCAGGATATGGCAGACGGAAACGTTGGAAGTTTATGGATGAGCCTTGGACTCAAAGAAACGGTATCTAAGGAGTTGAAAAACTTGGGATATTCTCTTAATGGTACTGACGATAAAGTAAAAGAGCTTCAAAAGGCATTGAAAGGTATCGGCAATGACCTCAAAAGTGGCGACGTTGACGCATACGCAAGAGGCATCGCCAACCTGTCTAAGTTTTTAAAAGACACAAAGATAGAGGCAAAAGGACTGTCTACTTTGCTTGGGTCTATTAGTGGTGCAAACGTTCAAAATCTTCTTGGTGGAGAAATTAACGCGACCAATGCCAAAAAATATCTTGGCATAATAAAGGAAATCACAAGCGCCCTATCTTCACTTGGCAGAGGCAATTCGGAGAACACATTCGGCTTGTTAAGTGGCCTGTACCGATATTCAGTCCTGCTGGATGATATAGTCAAGATCAAGGGACAGATAAAGGACTTAAAAGAAACTCTCGAAACGCCTGCCGGCAAAAAACATGAGCAGTCTATAAAAGACCTTATAGCTGAGTACACCAAACTGCGTACCGAAATGATCGGCGTTGTCAATAGTGGTAATTTAAAACAGCTTGACTCAAACAAATATTCCGAGTTGCTCGGTAGGGGCATCCAGCTTTATGAAGCGTTGCACGCAGCGGCTGTACAGGCGGAGAAAGGTGTGACGGCTCTATCAAATGCCGCAGACAAAGAAGCGACTTCGATCCAAAAGAGCACCGAAGTCGTCAACGAGCAGACCAATGCCCTCAAGAAGCAGGAGGAGCAGCTAAAGGCTACCACTGCTGCACAGAAGGAAAAGAGTGCAGCAGAAAGCAAGACTGCGACTGCACCTAAGATACAGCCGTTTGTTGAGAACAAGGGGCTTAACAAAATGCTCAACGAGGCAACAGCCGCAAGAGAAAAGGACGTTGCAGCGACACAGGCACAAACATCTTACCAGTTAAAACTGAACGAAGCCCTTGACGCTTTCAAAGGCAAGGCAAGTGCGGTTATTGGCGTTAAGGACGACAGTGGGCGCAAATACGTTGACATTCTGAACGCAGCAAATGTCGCGATTGAGAAAGTAAACAAAGAAAAAGCGAAGGCGATGAAAGACCAAGGGAAAGCTTTTAACCCCAATGATTTTCCCGACCCTACCCCACGCTTAAAAAAAGCTCTTGAATACCTCTCCCTGTTACAGAGAATAGACATCGCCCAAAAGCACATCTCCGAGGTTAAGGCTGCAAACCCAAACGTTGACACAAAGAATATAGAGAACGCCACAAGGCTCATTGAGAATTTCCGAAACAGACTATTATCGCTTCAGGACAAGATGTTCGGGACAGGTGCGGATAATGCCCATGTGCTCGGTATGTACGGAAAGACTTTGGCGATGACGCTCAAGGATGTGGATGCAATTATCGGCAAATTACAGAAGCCGAATCCTTTGTCCGACCTCGACGGTAATTTCTCTAAACTGGATGCGCGCATTGACGCTGTGCGTGAAAAACTCGCCAAGCTACGCGACCTTATGAACGAAGGCACGCAAAAGGGATATAATACTTCAATGTTCGGAGAGCGCATTTCTGGACTTGGAGGCGTTGTGGCACGAATGGAAGCAGCAATGTCAAACAAGAACGGAGAACTGGCGAATGTCGACAAGATGAAGCAACTCTTTAGCGATATTTCTGTCGAACTCAACAAGGCTTCAACGGCAATGCAGGCTTATGGTCGTGAAAAGGCAAAGGCGGTGGCAACCGACCGCAACCTCGAAACAATGGAGGCGAGGTACAGACGCTTGCAGGAGCTTATGAGCGAGGTGAGCAGAAAGATACGCGAACTCAACGACTCTGCCAAACGAGGCTTTAAGGTCGGTGCTGACACATCAAGAGTGGGAAGTGCCATTTCGCGACTGACGGAAATGCGGGACAAGTTCAACAACGCCGACATTGGCAGCAAGAACGCGGTGGCGGAACTGGTTTCGGAGTACAAGATACTCAAAAACGAAATCGGCAACGCCAAGTCGGAGCAGGACAAGCTGAACAATGCCATTACGAGAGCTAACAAAAAGCAGGACAGGAAGAACGAAAGACAGGAAGCACGCGACAACAAGCAGAGATTGTCTGAAATAAAGGCAGCGGAGGCTCGTTACGACTCGCTTGGCAATAAGGTGAGATCGCTCAGACGTGAGTTTAGCCGCGGCATATCGTTGGGAGCCGACGTGAGCAAAGCGGAGGCTGAGATACATCGTCTTATCGACATTATGCGCTATCTTAGACAGATGCGCACTTGGCTTGTAGAAGGCCAGAATGTAGTTGGTCGTATAGGAAGTATCGGTGCAGGTCACGACGCAACGCAGGCAGGGCGAGCACTGCAAGACCAAAGAGCGATTAATGCGGCGCAAGAAAAGACAAACCGCGAGAAAGAAAAGAGTATTGATTTAGAGCGAAAGCACCAGCAGGAGATTGCAAATTCGGCGGCAAAGGTGCGTAGCGACCTTGTTCGCGCTTTTGAGCAGGCGAAAAACTCCGCCGGTGGTCTTAACTCTACAATGCAGGATTTGAAGTCCCTGGTTATGCAGGGAGGACTTGTTTATGGTATGCAGCAGTTTGCCATGAGTGTGATAAAGACTGGTGGCGAGCTTGAAAAGCAACATATCGCATTACAGAGTATCTTGGGTGATGTACAGAACGCCAACACCATGTTCTCACAAGTTAAACAGCTTGCATTACAGTCGCCGTTTACTTTCTCTGAATTAAACCGAGATGTAAAACAGTTGGCGGCTTACGGAGTAGAGTACGACCAGTTGTATGACACCACAAAGCGACTCGCAGATATGGCATCGGGTCTTGGAGTCAGCTTCGAGCGAATAGCTTTGGCGTTCGGACAGGTACGCTCTCGCGGTTGGCTTGATGGCAAGGAGCTGCGCCAGATTTCCTACGCAGGTATTCCGTTGTTACAGAAACTTTCCGAATACTATTCAAAGCGTGAAGGCCGCAAGGTGTCTACAAGCGAAGTAAAAACCCGCATATCGGGACGCGGCGTTGATTTCGAGGACGTAAAGAACGTCTTTTGGGAAATGACCGATGCGGGAGGTCAGTTCTACAACATGCAGCTTGTGCTTTCAGAAACGCTTCTTGGTAGATTCAATAAACTCAAAGATGCGTGGGAAATTATGCTTTCAGAGTTTGCAAGCGATAGCAACATCGTTGGAAGCAATCTAAAGCATATACTCGACCTTGTTACAAATCTTGTACAGGCGTTGCACACGATGGCACCTGTTGTTGTCGCGGCATTTAGCGGTTTTGCATTGAAAAGACTGCAAACCTCGCTTGGCGGTGGCATCGGTGCTGCGTTATTGTCTGGCAAAGCAAGTATGGCTTCTGATATCCAAAAGAAGGTGTTACTCGGAGAGAAAACAACAGCACAAGAACTCCGTCTGCTTGCTACAAAGAAGCTTATCACATCAGAGGATATAAAAGCACTTTCTTTAGCGAAAGCGATTAAAAAGGTCGACCTCGAAAGAATGTATATAAATGGGCAGATAAGCAGATCTATATACAAAGACGGCATGACAGATTTTGCGGGTACTGGAACCTTTGGTTCGCGCCGCAAGCTCGTAGAGGCGAGACAGAATGGTGGATGGTGGAATAAAGCGAAAGCCGCTTTTATTGGATTGCAATTAAGAACGAACGCTTACTTTACAAATCTAAAAATACAATTCGCCACTACAGGTGGTTTTTGGAGAACGTTCGCACTTAAAGGAATGTCTGCATTCGCAATACTCACAGCTGGCGCAAGGACTATGGGAGCGACATTGCTCGCTGCCGTCGGCGGATTGCCTGGCCTGATTATTACTGGCGTTACGATGGGTATATCTTATATGTACACAAAGAGTGCTGATTTAACGAACAGGATTAATCAAACAGCGAACGAAATTGAAGACCGCATAAAACAGCTAAACGACTTTTTGCGCGAAAATGACACCGCAAAGGTATTAGCCGGAGGGGATATAAAGGAGGTTGATAACCTAATTGACGCATACAAAGAAAAGCTAAAACAACTTGAGCCTTACAATTACAACAATCTTGTAATGAAGGCTGACGAGAAGCAAAGCCATGAGGAGCGTCTGAAATATCTTGATGAGGAATTAAAGAGGTTGCGTGATGCGGAGATGATTGCTAAGTCCAAAATGGGAAATCGCGATAATTATTCGGACTTTAGCGGGGCGATAACACGGTCAAACAGAAACTATGAAAGACTGGAAAAGACAACCGCCCAAAATATGAGTGACAAGGGCATGGACTTTGCATCTGCGAGAAGCGCGGCATGGAAAGGTTTACAGCCTTATCAGAAGGGCGACATGGTAAATCCGATAAAAAAGGTTATACTTAAACAATTCGGAGATATTTCTAAAGACGAAACTATGCGCCTTGCTGCGATGCAAGCCATGAGCAACATTTTTACTTCCATGGAAATACCAGAGAGTAGAGTCAACATGATAAGAGCATCGGTCTTACAAGCATTTGGCATTGGAGATAAAGACTCATGGTTACAGGAAGAGGCTAAAAACAAACTTAGCGATTTGCTTGACAGTATTGCTCCGACTATTGCAACAAAAATACGCTCGGGGCAAACTCTCAACGAAGCCGAAAAGGCGAAAGTTGAAGAGTTGATGCAAGATGCAAAAAGAGGGCTTACAGGGCAATACCCGGAATTTGAAAAGGCTTTACAGGCACTGCTTGATGCGTCCAACTTCGAGGCTGTTATAAATCTTGTTTTTAAAGATAGTAAGTTTAATGATGTTCAAAATGAGCTTCTTGGAAATCTTCCAAAAATGCCACTTGGCGTTGGCGACCCAGAAACACAAGCGAAGAAGCAGAAATTTGCGCAATCTTGGGGAAAGGAGGGATCGTGGACTAAAGCAAGAGAAGCCGCTAACGCTGATGTAGCTGCGAAAAAGAAGGAATACGAAGCTGCAAAAAAAGCAAAATCAAAACGGCAGGATGAATTAAAAAAGGAGTGGCAGCTGGCAGAACAGACCGCAAAGGAATTAAATCTGTTCGACGCAAAGAAAGATAAGAACAAAGGCCCGAAGAAAGACTCCGCTCTTGAGTCGCTTCGTCAGCAGTTTGAAGATTTCAAGGCCGCTCGCCAGTGGTACCAGAAATACATTGGCATAGGAAACACGCAGAGCGAGGCTATAGGAAAGGTTAAGAGCCTATTCCCCAACCTCGACTGGAAGAAGATAGACCTTTCCAAGTATATGGAGAGTCTTGAGGCAATGATGCCTGGCAACAGCTTCTGGAATACCACCGACCGCAAGAAGTTTCGTACGCAAGTCAACCGCGAGAAGGCAGAGTGGCAGTACTCAGAAGTCGACAAGGTGGAATGGGAGCGCGTATCTTCAAACTTCAAGGAGGCACTGGAGAAAGGCGTGAAGCAGGCGAACTTGCAGAAAGAACTATACGAGAAGACCGGCAGTCTGGACTTCGCCAAGCTCGCCTTTCAAGACGGCGCAGTGTGGAACAAGCAGACAAGAAAGATGGCGGAGGACTTCAAGAAGAACTTCGGTCACGATGTCAACCTCGGAATGACCGAAGCCGACGCGAAGGTTCTGTATAAGGACACGCCTCTCGCTCTTGAGGCTTGGCAGAAGATAACGACCTTGGTAAAGGACAATTATGTCAAGAGCTTGCAGCAGGCTGCGGACATCATCGCACAGACAGCAAGCACGCAGGAGAAGATAGCCGCCATCTACGCCAAGTATGAAACGCCTATTGCACAAGCGGAAGAAGCGGGAAACTATGGTCTTGCTTCTCGTTACACGCGCCAACGGGACAAGGAAGTGAACTCTGCTAAGACGGAAGCCTTCAACAAGAGTAGTGACTATATCACGTTCTTCGGAGCGGTGTCGCAGCTCGGCATGGACAGGGCATCCGAAATCGCTTCGCAGATACGCGAGAACATTAACCAGGCACTTGCTGACGGAACCATTGACGCTCGCGAGTACGGCAAGCAGATACAGCAGCTTGACGAGCAGTTGAACAAACTCTCAAGTGGCAAGAAAAACTTCTTTAATTCTGGTCTTAGTGGTGTCGCCGAACAGAGAGTAAAGAACGCCAACGAGAAAATTACAGCTGGAGCGGCATTGAAGCAGGAGGGCGAGAGAATGCAGCAGGAGGCTAACACGGAGCTAATAGAAGCGTTCTCAAACTTGGATTTTGATGCTGTCGATGAAATCGTTGCTAAAATGCTTGAGGGGCATGAAAAGGAAGAAAAGGGTGACGCGAAACTCAAACAGGGTCAAAAAGAGGCTAAGGCCGCCAATGAGTTCAAGGAATCTATGGCGAATGTCAGTGCCGCAGCAAGTAAAATCAATGAAAACATCCAAAGCATTGTCGCCACGTTCAATGATATTAAGGACACAGCGAGTGCTCTTGGCGTTGATACAGAAAACGACGGATGGCAAGATGCAACGGCATTCTTTAATTCTCTCGGCGGTGTTTCAAGTTCCATTTCAAATATGGTCACAAGTGCTATGTCTGGCAATGTCGGCGGTGTTCTTCAAGGATTTGTTGGCATCTTCACCTCTCCATTTAAGGCATTTGCTGCGGCGCACGATGCAAAGTTAGAACGCCAAATCAAACTCGCAGAGCGAAATATAACGGAACTTGAGCGCTTGCGCAACGATGTAAAGACGGCGATTGAAAATACCCTTGGCGGTGTCTATTCCTACAAAATGGATGCGGATACACGTAAAAGATTGGGCAACGTTACTAATTCTTACGAAAAAGCAGCAAGAGGAGAGAGTAAAAAGAGCCAATATTCCTCTGATACGTACACTACTGCTAAAAAATCCCTATCCGACCCAGGCAACGCTTACCTCGCTGAGCAGGCTTCCCTCATGGCACAGAAGGATGAAATGCAGAGGCAGTTAAACGCTGAGGAGGGCAAGAAGAAGAAGGACAAGGATAAGATTGCCGACTACAAGCAGCAAATCAAGGAGATGGAAACGACCATTAACAATTTTGCAAAAGACTTTCTCAAGGATGTCTATGGCGTAGACATGAAGGCGTGGGCAAGCCAATTAACCGACGCAGTTGTAAGCGCATGGTCAAAAGGCGAGGACGCTATTGATGCCTACAAGAAGAAGGCAAAAGAAATGGTAAAAGACCTTACCAAAAACATCGTCTCTCAGAAGGTAATGGAGGTTGCGCTGCAAGGGCCGCTTGACAATCTGACGGAAATAATCAAGCAGAAAGGAAAGCTTGAACCAGAAGATGTCGTTAAGGTTGCGGATGACCTGTATAATGGCACCAACAATGCAGCCGAGAACATCACGGCAATCCTCGAACGCTTGAAGAACATGGGACTCGACTTGTCGGAAAATGGCGATGGAAGTGTGACCAACGGCATCAAGAATATCACTGAGGAAACTGCGGATATTCTCGCAAGTTACGTCAATGCCATCCGTCTTGACGTGAGTGTTAATCGTGCGCAGGTCAAGGACATCGGAGAACTATTGAAGATGCGTCTTCCCGAAATGGGTCAGATACAGAAAGCGCAGCTCGGGCAGCTCACGCAGATTGTCATGCTCGCGGAAGCTCGTAACGAGAAGCTCGATCGGATGATGGATTGGATGAACGCGGTGTCTACAAGTGGCAGAAAAAAGCTCTATATTAGCTGACAAAGTGTATATTTATTGTTAAAATCGCGGATAGTTATATATTAATTTGTATAATTATCCGCTTTTTATTATTTTTGGAGAAAATTATGTATATTTATGCAACACTACAATGTCTTTATACAAAAAGAGCAGACTGGAGCGGTGGTAAAAGAAACCGTAGCTGACTTTGATGTGTGGTGCGCCTCCATACCGTTCGACATTGGCATGGAGGTCAAGGAGCCAGTGGTAAGGGATTGGAAGGATGAAAACGGAGAAGACGCATACCTCGGTGACAGCCTTAAATTCACAGCATACGACATGACCGTAAAATGGTGCTGCAAGGGTGACAAGTTTTCAGCTAACGCAGTAATAAGAAAATTTCTGAACTACCTCAGCGGACGCGACGGAAGCGGTATGAAGATGAAGATGTACTGCGACTGGACTAAGGTAGGAAGAAGACACATCCGCCTCAAGAAGGTATCCGACGACGCAGACCTGCACCGCGACGACGAGGGAGATGTGGTAAAGTTCTCTACAGTGTTGAGAGTTGAAGACCCCGTAACGGAAGTAACATTAATCAAATAGAGATATGGAATGGAAACTTTATCATAAGGACAGCACGCCGCCGCGTGACACCAACGGCAAGGAAATTTCCGTTCATTCGCTGAAATACAACGGCGAGTGGATGGGCGAATGCTCGGTATCTGTATCTATAGAGAATGAGGCTCCAATAGACTTTGAAATTGGTGATTATCTAATATATCGAAATGAACGTTTTGAATTAAACTACGACCCAGGCAAGGCGAAACAAGGCCGTAAAAATGCACTCGGCAATTCGTTCAAGTACCAAGATGTAAAATTCAATTCTTTATCTGACGAACTGGCAAGAGCAGAATTTTTAGATGTAGTCTTAAACGATAACGAGCTACATTATACCGCCCTGCCCGTCTTCCAATTCTACGTGGAGTCGTTGGATGACTTACTCGACCGTTTGCAGGCATGTATGAATGAACAAGTTGGCGAAAACAAATGGCTATTCTACTCGCGCAACTGGAACAGAAGCAATGCGAGAGGATGCAACGCAGCAAGATGGGAGGAGATATATGGAGGTGATACGTCAAATCCCGACAACACGGGAGTCTCTGATACCAAAATAACATCAACATCCATTAGTATCGACAAGCAGACGGTGTGGGAAGGCCTTGCGTTGGTAAATTCCCAGTTCGATGTAAACTTCATAACGCGCAACATAGAAGTGTTTGTTGGTACGTCAGGACTGCCAACACGTAACGTTTTCAAATACGGAAAAGGCAACGGCTTGTACGAAGTAAATCAAGATGCAGAGGCAGACCAACAAATAGTTACACGTATGAGAGCATACGGTTCTGACAAAAATATTCCTGACAGATACTATGCAACACTAAATATGGAGGTTTGGTCTAAGCCTTCTCGCGTCATACAAAACGAAGTTTATGGTGAAATTTGCAATATAGAATTTTATATCGACGACATACCCATCGAGCGTGCTTCCGTATATTTTACGTATCGAATTGGCGGTGGCCCAGGATATGATACATACTCTGTGAATATCCATGATGGTGGAATGGTTGTTGAAGCCAAGGTCAATGTTGGCGTAGAGCCTTATTACCATAATCACATTAGTTTACAGATATTAGGCGGAAAAGGATATGATATTACAATAGAAGAAGCTAAAGCGTGCTTTGCTGCGATACAAGAAGCAGGTAGGGTGCATTTCGTCAGCGGTGTCAACAAAGAAGCCTTTCCTTCTAATAGGAGGGATTATGCAGCTGGCGCGCATCTGCCAAACAATATGGCGTGCTTTAACCTAATGCTACCTGGTTTTCCTTCTATATCCTTACAAGACTGGTGGAATAACCACCCCGAGAAGCATAAAGAATTAAACCCAACAGGTGCAAAATTGCGCTTTTCTAAGCGTGCAGACCGTCCGTGGATAGAGTCGCCTGCGGCAGACGTTATCGGTGTGCGTCCCGGTAGCGTGTTTTTTGACACCGAAGATGTAAAGGAAAAGACCGTTGAGATATATCCCACTATCAAGGAAATGGAAGTAGACGGTGTGCGTATTGACGAAATTGCAGTTGGTTCAAACATCGAAGATAATGGTGTATTCAAAGAAGGCGCAACAGTTCCTGGGTTTAAACTCACTCTAAAAAAAGAATTAAACTTTGACATTAACGCTCTGAAACAAAGTGACTTCTCCGTTACTATGGTCGACGGAATGTGTGCAGGACGTAAATTCAAGGTGAGTGGCAGTACAAAAGAAAGCGGGCAGTGGGTTTTGACATTGCAGCGCGTGGAGGATATTGGGCTATACTTTCCGTACAAGGACTTTCAGATTAACGCTGGAGACCATTTTGTATTATCCGGAATAACCCTCCCGACACAATACGTGGATGCTGCATCTGAGAAATTACTACGCTACGCCATCGCTTGGCTTATAGAAAACGACTACACCAAGCATACATATGCTCCGAAAATAGATGAAATTTACATGGCCCGCCAACACGACGAGGCTATGGAGGATACCACTGGTACTACAAAGAGTCTACATGATACTATTAAAGAAGGGGATATATTTCAGTTTAGCGACGAGGATTTTGGTATCAGTGCAGACGTTGTAATTGATAGTCTCTCCATAACAGAGAAAGAAGGGGCGATACCAACCTACGAAGTATCATTGCGCGATAACAAAGAGGTTAGTACACTACAAAAAATACAAGACAAGATAACGGCAATAAGTAATAGCACAGGAGATTTTACGCCCGCACAAGTTAAGGAATATATCCAAAGCGAAGGTTCAAAGTATTTTCTGTCGAAGGTCAAGACAGATGTAGCAGAAAAACTTATCCGCTTTTGGGAAGGTATCGCATTCGGCGAACAGAGCGACAATAACCCTCTCGGCATCTCCTCTGACGGAATCGCCACACTCAAAGAGGTTGTGTCAGCTGCGTTCCGTTCGGGTGCGCTCGGCTCTGGCTTCAAACTTGGCGATTACAATGGAAGTGGTGACAGTTACTTGGAGGTAGACCGCCTGCTTGTGCGCAAGGCTGCGGAGTTCGTAAAGCTCGTAATCAGAGAGCTTCAAAGCGTAGGTGGTGAGATTGTTCTGTCGCCTGCTGCCATGAAGATTAGCAATGTGGTCTATTTTGAGAAGGGCACGGTTCTTCCCGAATACGACGGCTCTCCCCTACGTTACGATGTTTACCGCTGTTACTTTTCACAGAAGAAAGGCGACGAGGAGATAGAAAATCAATTTGTGATGGGCGACCTGGTGCGCTGTCAGACGTTCAACGTCAAGGAGGGCGTGAGTGAGAACGTGAAGAACAGATACTACTGGCGCAAGGTGTACAAGGTAGGCAAAGACTTCATCGACTTACTTGCTGACGATTGTGATACTGGTAGCGACGTTCCGCAGGCAGGTGACGAGCTTGTACAGATGGGCAACGTCTATGAAACAGCTCGCCAGTCGGTCGTTGTTCTATCGGCATACGGAGCGGATGCGCCATCATTCAAGATGTACTATGGCGTAGATAGCTACTCGTTAGAAAATAAGGAGGTCTTTGTCCTGTCGCGCAAAGAGATGTTCGCCATAGCTAACAAGTTTAAGTTCGTTACGCGCAATGCTAATGGCGAGATAAAGAGCACGCAGTCGTTTGCGGAGCTTGTAATGTCCGTGGATGGACTCAAGTCAACGGTCAACAACAATAAGAGCGAGGTGGATGGACAAATATCAAAGATTAGCTCGCAAATCACACAGACAGCAGGCAAAATCACTACGCTTACCAAAGAGCAGACTGCGATGGGAAATAAAATATCAAAGATTGAGCAGTCAACTGAAAAAATCTCGCTACAGGTTGAAACGACCACGAACTTGAAGAACTGCATCGTCGGCTCAGCCCTACGTCCATGGGATGACATCGTGAAGATTGCTGCCGGTCTCTCGCAGGCAGTGAACATAATAAACGGTGGCGGTGTTGGCGGCTCAAACTACGCAGTATTCAATGCGCAGGGGGCGACTGCGAACACATGGACTGGTCTATACTTCAAAGATGTGCGTGTGACACCTGGCAAAAAATACATCTTCAGTGTTTGGACGAAGGTCATAAGGGCAACAGATAGCGGTGCGTATTACACAATCAAACGCTTCGATAATGGTGTCGCAGGTGCAGTTGTCGAATCGAAAAACTATCCCAATATTGTTGGTGACTGGGCACTATACACGTCCCAAATAACAGTGCCCAGTGGTTGCTCAAGGCTACTGATAGAAACAGCTATTCGCAAGAACGGTACTATCAATCTGTGTCGTCTGATGCTCATGGAGGGCACAGAGTATGGTGGCTGGAGCCTTTCGCCTTACGACAAGACAGAGGCAGGCAAGCTGGAGACCGACTTAAAATCTACGGGCATCGACATCGAGAACGGCAAGATAACGGCAACGGCGGATAAGTTCGAGATACGTAATAATAGCGGCGAGACAACGGCAAGCGTTAATGAGAAAGGTTTGTTAGAGGTTGGCGCAGGTCTGTTTGGCGGTT